GCGGCATCCCTCTGCCTTGGGTATAGAAGGCGATTGATTTCGTAATTCAAGTTCTTGATGTAGTGAGAGTTGTCCACCACTGCATCAGGCTCCCCACATCCCGCCTCGCTCTCGTGGCTGCCGGCAATACCGCCACGGCCGACGATCTGCCAGACAACGCCACCAAGCTTGCGCACCTCGTCTGCTTCATTCGGGAAACGGCAATCATCGACCACTACGCGGCCGCCTTCGGCGATGACGAGATTTACACGGCGTACCCACAGTTCAACCCAGAAGGACGGCCCTATGCAATCCCTGCCCCACGCACACCCAAGGGTCTGCATGGCATGGCGCGGGGTCTTGCCTTGAAGCCACTCGCACGGCTCTTCCTTTAGATCGCCTTCAATCTGCGCCTCACCAAGCCCGATCGCCCGCAGCATATCTTTCAGCGGTCCTGCGAACTTGACCAGCTGATAGCCGTGCTTCTCGACCAGGTACTTGCTGGCCGTGCTCTTGCCGCTTCCAGCAAGGCCCGTGAGCGCAATGACTGTCGGCAGCATAGCTGTGCTGGCCTTCCCGATCGCCGCGGCGAGTGCGCGCAGCTCAGCAGGCACGTTATCATTCGCCGGTACGGCTGTGAGGCAGCCGGTGTCTTTGGATGTGATGGTCTCGCCGAGGGTGAAGGACGCTCGGAAGTCCGCCAAAGCTGAAGCATAGGCGGCGCGGTTCTTTTCAGCGAGTTCGTCAAGCTTATCCAGAAAGTTGGTCATGGCTTCTCCTTCAATGCTGCGTCGATAAGGGCAGACCAAACGTCGCTGGCCTTCTGCGGATATCCGGGAATGCCGAGATAGATGTTGCCGTCGCCACATGCGAAATCGTCATAACCGACGACTATCTCTTCGGCGGCTTCAAGCTGCGCCTCGGTAGGCACTCGCATCGCTTCGATGGCTGCACGTGCTGTGCGCTCGAAATCCCGCACGATCACAGGGCCGTTTTCGCGATACTCTGTTCGCTGATAAGGCGGGTTTTCTGCTATCGCCCGCGCCACCCTTTCAATCATCTCGCTCATACCGTCTCCTCAATCTTCTTCTTGGTCTCCACCTTCGGCTTCACGACCGGCCTGAACCTGCGCAGCGCAAACGGTGGATCTTCAGTGCCGAACTGCGGGCAAACGCCGCGGTTCACGCCCGCCAAGCGAATGCCAGCGTAGTCGCCGGCGAGATACGTGCGGCACATGCCAACCCACGTCGCCGTGTAGGTCTCCCCGGCACGAATGCCGAGGTATTGCTCTGGAAGGGTGGTGTCGTCGATGCAAACGACTTCGTCGCCGGGTTTGATGGTCATCGATAGTCCTTCCCTAAGTGAAGGCAGGCTTGCTGCACGCCGACGTAGCAGCTGCCCTGCGATCTGGTCGGATCAACGGTGCCCACCCAAAGCAACAAAAACACCGTTGCGAATGTCCATCCGTTCATGCTGCCCTCCGGTAGCTTTCAATAGCCTGCTCGATTGTCGGGTGGCGGCGCGTCATGCAGCCCTCTCGTCCTTCTCGCGGCCACATCTCAATCTTCAGGTATCGAAATGCACACGGCGAAATCTCGACACGTATGCATTCATCATGCGCGCCAATCACCAGTCGCGTTAGGCGATTGAAGTCCCATGTCGCCAGCCCGTGCGCCGAGGTGACGAACTTAGTGTAGCGCTCGCTACCCCACTCGACGCGATCCCAATTTACCGGGATGTTCCAGGGACCAAGCCCGAAACCTGAGCACAAAAGGCCAATAGCTCTACGATTGAACTCGGTGAGCTTTGCCTGAGGGATGCCGCCCCATCTGCTGACGTGATTGTCGTTATCAGGGGTCATGACAGCCACACCCCCAACCAGATGAGACCAGAGGCAGGCCAGAGGGCCGCAACGCCCATTCCAAAAATGACCGCACTCGGTCCCTTTGCAGCGAAGGTGCCGACGAAGTATCCGAGGGCAACCAGAGCCACAGCGATATAGGCTAGCCAGAAAGCCGCAACCTTTGTGTCTTCGCCCATCACACCCTCCCCGCCGTCAAAGGTCGCCAGGAACTCCAGCTCCGCTTCTTCCGGCGACCAGTACCGCAGCTTCACGCCCAACTCTTGGCCAGCGTACCTCGCGTGCCACGGAATTTCGCGCAGATTGACAAGCTCGTCGGCGATTATGCGGTTGTCGGCGTCATGGACCTCTACCGGCATATCCGCGTCGATTTGAAATCGACGCGCGATCGCTAGCCAGTTCGCATGCTCGATCTCCTTGTAGTTCGTCAGATACGGCTTTAGCGGCCGCGGGATGTCGACGCAGTATGCCTCTGGCGCGTCGTGCAGAAGGCCAGCCAAAGCCACCTCAGGCGCGTGCTTGGCGGCAAGGTGACGTGCGATCAGGACGGAATGCTCGGCGACGCTGTAGAACTTGATGCAATGGCCTGCATATCGGCATTGCAAGCTGAGTGAATGCGCAATGTCCTCGATGTAGACTTCGTTCGGGCGTGGGTCGCAGGGCCAGTATTGGCGGCCGGTGAAGGTTTGCATGAAGTCGCCGGTGCGTGGTGGTTCGGATGGTGTGTTGCGGGTCAGGCCAATGTACTGTCCGGCGTCCGAGGACAGGGGACGGATGTTGCCGGCCGTGTCGGTGGTGTAGCCGTGTGGCACAGCAGTGCCGATAAGGCCGCTATTCAGCGGGCTGTTCATCACATTGCCGACAAGCTCGTTGTCATTGGCGGCAACGTATTTGTCGAGCGGGCCAAAGGTGGTGGTGGCGAGTTCGACCTCGGCCCTCGTCTCGTTGAGGAACTTATCGATCTTACGTCGCGCTAATTCTCTGGTTACGGAACCCATTCTGATGTCTCCTCATTGGTGTGGTGGTTGACCGCCAGTTGGTGGCTGGCGGGGTGGTTGGTTGATTGCCGCCATAAACAATGATCATGTGCAAACCACTGAAACGGTGAGGATGCATATGAGCGACAGGGCGGCGATTATCTTGGCAGTCAGCATATTGCTGGCAGGTTTTCTCTCGGCTGGTATCTACAGGGTGGTGCCCGGAAATGGGCAGAACGCATTTCGCCTCAACGTCTGGACTGGCGCCGTTGACAGATGCTCCGCATTCAGGTGCGGTGACTAAGCCACGGCCCTCACCGGCTCATTATCATTCGCAGCCGAATACCGCCCCGCGACCATCTCCGGCCGCAGCGTGGCGCGAGCCACTTCGCCGAAGCGACGCGAGTATGTGATGACCTTGGCGGATCTGCCGGACAGCCAACCGCCGCCCGCTGCATATGCGTCAGGCGCGGCAAGCGTTTCGTGGCGCTCGACATACATCAGCGCCGACTTACGGCCCTCATCGCTGTGCAGGTGGCCGACGTGGGCGAAAGCGTATTTCGAGGCGCCGAACATTTCGCGGAACATCCCCGCCAGTGTCGCGTCGACGTGGGCCACGCCGCGTTTATGGCCGTGATGATAGAAGAGCGCCGTGTCGCCCCACTTGTAGGCGTAATAGAGCATCGGGCTGGTATCGACGCTTACACGCGGCTCGTTCTCGTAGATCGTCGCGAGAAGCTCTCGCACCCATACTGATGAGGCCGGATCATGGTTGCCCGACGCCATAACGACATGCACATGCTTATGCTTTTGCAGCAGCATGTCGATGACGCGCCGCAGCGTGCGAATGACGACGCGAACAACTTTGTGAAGGCGAGAATCGGCGTCCAAAACATGCTTGTGTGCCGGCGTCACGCTCTCAAGGGCGTCATGGTGCAAGAGGTCGCCGAGCTGCGCGAGAACGGCCGTGTGCGCCTGTGGAGCGCCAGCCACAGCGGCGGCAAACCAATCCAGCAGCAACTGCTCGGCCAGCCTCAAATCGTAGTCAGCGCCCGTTTCTTCGCGATGGGCCAGCATGCCGAAATGGCTGTCAGTCACAACGAACTGGTTGAGTAGGTCTTCCTCGACATGCTGCGGTGCTGGCATGATAGTGATGCGCGGCAGGTCTTCCTTGAGGCCGTCGACCACAGCACGGAACGCAGCCAACTGTCCTTCTGCGTCCACCGCCGTCTTCTGCCACTGCTGGATAACGCGCCCTTCAGCATCGACGAGCGCAGACACGCCTTTGACGACGTGGCCGGCAGGCACTGCAAAGCGCTCGCCTCGCTCCTGCGTCTGCTGGATGAACGTGCCGCTCGGCGTGTTGCTGATCTTGCTGATGCGGAAGCCAGGAAGGACAGGCTCCGTGCCGAGAAGGCCAGCCTCGGCGGCGCGACGTAGGCTTTCAGAGAGCGCAGACTTCTTGATGCCAAGTGCAGCGGCGGCTTTCTTCAGTGTGCCGTGCTCTTTGTAGGCGTCGGCTCTTCGGCGCAATTCTTCTGTCGGTAGAGGCATGCAGTCTCCTCGATGTGGTGGTGAAGGCCACTTGGTGGGCGGCCCGATTAATTACTTACGCGCCAGCAACTCACAGACCGAAGTCGAAGGCACGACATAGCCATAGCCAACCAGCGAGCCTGAGAAGCCAATAGGCGCGGCCATGACGCCGACGGTGATGCCGATCAAGTCGCCGTTGTCCGCGTAGACCGGCCCGCCTGATTGGCCCATCACAGTAGTGATGTCTGTCACATAGACCGATTTCCACGTACCTGTTTCGCGAGGCTCGCCGGCAATCTTGCCGTACGCGGCAACGAATTCGATTTTCAGGGGATTGCCGTGAGCAACGATAGGATCGCCCACCTTCACAGCGTGGCAGGCCAGCTTGGCAATGCCGAGACCGTCCGACGACGTGCGCAGCAGTGCAATGTCATTGGCTTTGTTGACCCAGAGGACATCGGCCTTGCGAAGAGCGCCGCCCTTCGCTTTCAACTGAACTTCCTTCGCATCGCCGACGACGTGCGCAGCAGTGACGATAAAGCCGTCGCCGATGTGGACTCCGGAACCGTGGCCGTCGTTGACGACGATCTTGATGGTGGCCGTTTCGGTTGCGGCGGATGTTGGTGGAGGAAGGAGCGCATAGGCGGCCGCAGAGGTCGCGGCGACGACGAGGAATAAGGCAACGAGGAATGCTGTTGGCGTACGCCGCGACGCGGCACGCAGAAATCGTCTGAGCATGATTATCCCCTCTTTCTGGCGACCGTGCGCCAATGTGGTGGTCTCGGTTGGTTGCCGAGCGGCTAGTGAGGCCAACAATCAAGCTATACTGTTTTTACAAATTTGTCAAGATTTGCGGCCGAATCAGAATCCCGATTGACTCTTTCGAGCATGAGAACATAATAAGAACATCATGTCTCACGAGATGCAAAGACAAGCAATGAAACAGTACAGATTTCAGGCTGGGCGCTGGATCGTAACAGTGCGCGCGCCGACCTTTGCCCACGCTAAAATTGCCGCCGCAGCAAAGCTGGATCAGCGGGCAGCGAAGCTTTTTGCTAGTCCGCCTGCATGCGGCTGGAAGCTTGAACGATTAGCAGATACCACCAGAGGATAGTCCTGTGCGCCCACATCAAAGAGAACCCCAAGCCGATCCGGTCGACCACATCATTGCCTGGCACGACGGCGACAGCCGTGCCGCGATTTAGGGCGACTGCTTAGTTTTGCTGCCTCGTGTTTAGCAGATCGCTAAACCGTTTAGCTCCGCGCAAGCCTCGTTTTTTACTGCTCTTTCTAGTTGTTTATTTCTGTGGGGTCCTATCATGAGTTTGTTCGGCACGATGAAAACTGGCATCTCTGGCATGAACGCTCAAGCTAATCGCCTGGGAACAGTCGGTGATAATATCGCCAATGCCGGCACAACTGGCTACAAACGTGCCTCCACAAGCTTCTCTTCCATGGTCTTTCCCTCCTCTCAGGGAAGCTATTCATCTGGCGGTGTTTCAACGAGCGTCAGGTACGCGATATCCGAACAAGGCGGACTTTCTTATACGACATCGAAAACTGACCTTTCCATTCAGGGGGCGGGTTTCTTTATCGTAGAGGATGCAGTCGGCACGCCATACCTAACGCGAGCAGGATCATTCACGCAGGACAGCGAAGGCTATCTAGTTAATGCGGCTGGATACAAAGTGCTTGGATATCCTTTTCAGGATGGAGCCGAACCCACAGTGGTAGTAAATGGCTTCGATGGCCTGTCACCGGTGCAGTTCGACGGCGGTAGCCTGATGGTAACCCCCTCGACCAAGGGTGTGCTGAATGTCAATCTTCCGGCTGACGCTGATCCGGTCGGCACCGGGATAGCCGGTCTTCCTCCTTCGCAGAATACTCCAAACTCCGGCTACAGTTTTCATACGATCAACATAGATGAGACCGGACGTAGCGACATCTATTTCACCAAGATCGATGACAACACGTGGGAGGTCACTGCTTACGTAAATTATACCGGGGCGTCGTCCGGCTTCCCTTATGATCTCGACAGTGGCGATATTGTCATGGCCACCACGACGCTAACTTTCGATCCATCTACGGGAGCTATAATTGGCGGCAATCCGAAGCTGTACCCCGACCCGAATGATCCGTATTACCTAGATTTTTCTAAACTCTCCCAGCAGGGTTCTGGCAGTGGGGCGTCTCAGGGTATGAATATTCAGATCAACATGCCCTCCGATGCCCCAGCCATCAACAGTGGCGCTGGCGATGTGCCAGCATCCGCAAACCTCGTAGGCTCCGATTATCTCGTTAAACAGACCCTCTCGGGTTATGCGGGTTTTGCCGGGAACATTCACCTCGACGTCTACTACACAAAGCTCAGCACAGACACTTGGGAAGTTTCGATCTATGACCGAGCGAAAGCGACCGCTGGAGGTTTTCCGTACGGCGTCGCAGGCGATCCACCGTTGGCAAAACAGTTGCTGACCTTCGATTCGGCAACCGGTGCCATGACCAGCAGCGGCCTCGTCAACGTAACCTTGCCTAGCAACGACGTCTGGCCGATTGATTTCGGTGGCTCGGTGTCGATTCCAGACCTCTCGCCGGGATGGGAGGATGGTGTGCAAGTCAGCCTCAATCTGCCAGCGACCGCGCCAACCGTCACCCCGTATGTTTTAGGCGCGACCCCCGCCGATAACTCTGCGTTAAGTCAGTACTCCCAAAAGTCCTCGGTCGTAGCGTATGATTATTCCGGAAAGTCCGTTTTGCTGGATGTTTATTACACTAAGGGTGCAGACAACTTCTGGGAAGTCACCGTATTTAACCAAGCCGACGCCGCCAATGGCGGATTTCCTTATAGCTCGGCTCCGTTGGCCACTGATTTACTTGAGTTTGATCCAGCGACAAGGAGGCTTGTCGAGAACCCGAGTATTGTTGTTGATGTACCGAATGGCGCAACAATGACACTCGATATGTCGGGCACCACCGACTTTGCTACAGCTTTCTCGGTCAATGCTGCCAATGTAAATGGAAGCTCAGCTAGTGCATCCACGGGTTTTGTCATCTCGGATGACGGGATTGTTTCGGCACGCTATGGCGACGGCACACTTCGGCCGCTTTTTCAGATCGCATTGGCCGATGTGCCAAGCCCGGATAATCTCATTCCGGTCAATGGTAACGCGTACTTGCAAAGCAATGCGTCTGGCGTCGTCACGATCTCCTATCCGAATTCTGGCAACATGGGATCGATTGTGTCTGGGGCGCTGGAAAATTCTAATGTAGATATTGCCACCGAACTTACGGAGATGATCGAAAGTCAGCGCGTTTACACGGCCAACTCAAAGGTATTTCAGACCAGTTCAGAGCTGCTTGATGTACTTATTGGCCTCAAACGCTAGTGCACTCTGTCACCCAGTTGATTCACGAGCAGTTTATCGAAGGTCATGGACTTTGAACGTTCTGCGTGTTTCTCTACAGGCGAAAAATATCGACGTGGCGAATAGAGATGGGGCAACTGCAATGCCCAAGGGGCTAGTTTCAGAGCTTGAAATGGCTGCGGCAAAAGGAGACTTCCGGCCGACAGACCTTAGCCTGCTATTGGACAGGACAGTAGACAAGATGCGGCTTCTGCATCGTGAAAGCCGAGAGGATCAGACGGTCCCGAGTGTTATTCAAAATCTGGGGATAGCGTCTCGTCGCGCAAGCAGGTTATCGAAGGGCGATGCCACAGAGATTCTGCTCGAAGCCGCAGAAGCATTGCGGATCATGCTGGATAAGAAAACATGAAACGTGTCCAGCCTCCCCGCGAACGAGCAGCCCGCGCTCTCTGCCGGCTATCCAACGTACCGGAGAACACGTCATTCAACCGGAGACCGATGTGGGAGAGCTTTTTACCTGAGGTGGATACGGTGCTCGGCACAGCGCTTGGAGCTGACGAGCTAGAGCGAATGAAACGCAATGAGGCCGATAAGCAGTGAGGGGCAGCCGGAAATGATGACCTTGGCACGTCTCATCTGCGGACTTTTTGCGGTTGTAGCCATCGTTATTTTTATTGGCCTGCTGACGGTAGATCAGTGGTTTACCATCGGGGAACGAGCGCAAGGTGATTACCCGACACGGACGCAGGCAGAACAAGCCGAGGCTGAAGCTAGGGCGAGCGCAGCGGCCGCGGAAGCTATTTCTCGCGATCCGGAACAATCAGCCAGAACAGCTGCACCAGGTCATCCCACAGACGGCCGAGATCGTCGATCATGGCGGTGATTTCCAGATAGGCATATACACCGGCAACGATGATAAGAACCAGTATGCAGACTAGCAGCCATGGCCATAGTCTGCGTTTTCGCTTAAATCCAGCGGGTTCTTTCGTCAACTGAACACCATTTCTCACCAATCTCACGCTTCGTCGTCGGGACTGACCGACAGACCGGCCTCGCGAGCCGCGTCGACAAAAGCGAGACGCGCGTCTTCAGGTCGATCATCCAAGCCATTTTCGAGAGCGGCGGAGCAGACCATAAGGGCGGTAACGTACGCCTGCGCTTCTGTGCCGCCTGGCCATTTGTGAAGGAGAACCCGCGCGAGATCAGTGACAGTTTCGAGGGTTTCGAAATCACCCCAAAGGATCGTTATTGGCTCTATTCTGAATTCGCTCATGGGGCGCAATCACGGAGCCGGCCAAGCGACTCTCCGCTCGTAGTCAGCGTGCATAAGCATTTCGCTTGAAGCACTTCGATTTGGAAAGCTGACAAGCGCGACTTGAAGCCCAGCTATTCGAGCATGCTTCATCGCAGGAATGCAGTCGGTATCTCCGCTAACTAATATCAGCAAATCCACGGCACCGTTTGCGGAAAACGTTGCGATATCGAGGCCAATGCGCATATCAACCCCTTTTTGCTCGAAATCCGCCTTGAAATCAGCGTCGGTCACGGGTGATCCTGCCGGGAAGAGTTTCTTTGGCTTGAACCCACGAAACTTCAATATTCCCAGCCTGATCGCAAAAAGGTCTCGAGCGCCTAGTGTTTTTAGCCAGGCGTCAGACCCGTTGTACTGCTTAACGGTTCCGCTAACCGGCAATTGAGCAGTTCCTACGTACGGAGCGCAATCATAATAAAGGAATCTTAAAGGCTCTTCGTCTGGCTCAACGCATGCCTTTGCAATTTTCTCAATGTAGTCAGGAGTGTATTGCATTCCGGCATTTTTCGCCAAGACACGGACGTGGCCACCGTCCAATAAAACTGCTACACGTTTCCCCAAAATAAAACCCCCAAAGCAGCGTAGCCACTTCGGGGGTTCGTATACATGCCCGCCTACGGGCGTACGGATATGATGGATAGATTGCCATTAAAAACGGCGACGTCAATATCAACAGACAGTTGATTTAATCCATTTTTCGTGATACAGCTTAGCAGCTTCTTAGCTGTAAGAGATGCTGTTTAGCGCTCAGAAATCCCGCAAATTTCTAATTACTTTGTTATCTCGGCAATTTGCGCGCCAATTAGTGCGTCAGCCTCCGACAATTGCAAACGTTTGCATGGACTCGATTCTTCTTGCTTTCTCACTGCAGACCTTGCATTTCGACCTAGCCAGACCTCGTAGTCCGCGGCTTCGACTGATTTTCAACAATCCTGTCGACGCGCATAGTCATCTTGTCGACAGCATCCTTCACCGCGCCGATCGCGCCCATGATCTGCTCCGTCTGCTCGCGGAGGCCGGATTTGGACACGTAGGTTTCGGCAACATGGAGGCGGTGAGCCGCCAGTTCTTCTCGTGCCAGTGATGCCATCGCTGAGGCCGCAGACGCCGCTGCAGATGCCTCCGTTTTTGCCGCGCTGATCTTCGCATCAACGTATTTCCACAAACCGAAGATAAAGCCGAACACCAGCACGAAGAAACCGACGGCGCCCATGATTTCAGCGCCGGTCATGGCTTTACCCCGCAAAGCTTCATCAGCTTCTCATTTTCAGCGAGGATCTGCCGTTTCGTTTCGGGCGTCATCTGGTCATCGACGGACGGACGCACCGGGCGCGCGATATCGCAGTAGCTACCGCTTGTCGCGCATCCACTTGCCAAGAGCGTCATCAACGCCAGCGTCATCCAGATTCCTGATTTCATTTTCGACATCCCCGGCCTTTTTGATGGCCTTGGCATTCGCTGCGGCCTGTTCATCTTTTGCCGCGGAGCGCCCTGCCCTCTGGCCGTACAAAAAGACGCCCGCGAGGATCGCGAGCGCCGTACCAATTGCGGCTAGGTAGCCTTTGACTTTTGCCCATAGGAGAATCACACCACCACCTCCTTGCCGCGCCAGCTATTCCATCTGCGGGCGATCACATCGCGATTTCGGTAAGCGACATAGGCCACGACAGCCACGACAACACCGGCGACGATCCAGCCCCAAGGAAGGCCGGCCACGAAAGCGAGCAAGCCTGAGCTTGCAGCTGAGCCGACACCCTTCGTCACGGCTTCCCTTGCGGCCGAGGCGTCGCGCCGAAGCTGCGCGAGTGTAGCAGGACCAATGATGCCGTCGGCGATCAGGTGCGGGTGGGCCTTCTGATACGCAATCACCGCGGCCTTTGTCTTCTCGCCCATCCAGCCATCGATCGCACCGGGATTGAGGCCAGCGGCAGTAAGGAGTTCCTGCGCTTCCTTCACAACGGGATCGGGCTGGGCTGGCGGCTCGGCAGTGGCTTCCTTCGTTGCGCTCGCTACGCCGGTGTAGATGCCCTTCTCAAAAAGCAGGGCCTCTTCCTTGCGGCGGCGCACGAGGCCCGGCAGCTTCTTGCCTTTCGCCGTGTTGTAATTGGCTGCGAGATGAGCGGCGGCCTTCTTTATCTGCCCTCTGCGCCAGTAGTCGGCCCACGTCCAGTTCATGGCGCCAACGCCGAGATTGAACGTGACAGAAGTGGCCGCGTCGAGCTCGTGCTGCTTGCGGTCGGCGGGAGAGCCGGCAACAACAGCGGGCACGTATTCAGACGTAAGCACCGCATCGAGGATGGCATCGCTCTGTGCGGCAGTGATCTTGGTCTTGCCTGGCACGAGTTTTGTGATGCCTATCTTAGCCAGCTCGCGGCGCACGGAATCGCTGCGCATCGTAAAGCCAGTTCCGATCGTCGGCACCCCGACAGGATCCAGGTAGGCGGTAAGCGGATTGCCCTCATGCAGGCGCACGAAAGCCCTCCCCTGTGTGGAGATTTGGGTGATTGGCATTGATTTTCCTTTTGAGGAGTAGGGCTGGGAACATTGAGGCGGCCATGGCGTTAAATCCGTCGCCATGTCCCCAACTCCATGGCCTAAAGACCCGCGCACACATCCCCCCGCTGCGCGGGTCTTTTGTTTTCGGTTTCCAGCCTGTATGAGGAAGCCGCCGCACGTCCCCCTGAAACAGGCTGCGGCATTGAGGCCCTGGCGCTTGGCGGAGCGACGGGCCTCTTTTTTGTTTTGAGGGCTAGTAGTTGCAGTTGAAGCGTAAGCTTTGCGCAACCTATCTGCGCTATCTTCTATTCCAACGACACGAATGCCAAGAACAGGCATCAGAGAATGCAGCGGCGTTGCTTGCAACGCCTAAGCGTGAGCCCGTCACCCCGCCAGGTGACGGGTTTTTTTCTTTCACCTGTTCCAGGGAACATTTGTTTTATTAGCGCATTGAAAAATTGCCGCCGGTGTTCCAATTCCGCAGCGGCATGAGGCCCGCCCGATTGAATCTCCAACGAGATCGGCGGGCCTCTTTCTTGACAGTCGAGAGCGACGGGAAGCGTTTCCCGAGCCATGATGTTCTCCAGATTGTAATTTTCATATTGTCGCTTATGAACCCACCCAGCGAGGGAGCGACAGCAGATGATCGACTGGAACTATGTTCAGCAGCACTGGGATTGGGCAGGCCATATTCTCGAAGCGCTGGTCATGGCGGCTATCGTCGCCATCCTTTTTAGGGCGCCTCTAAATTGGCGTCTGTCTTGGATTATCGGTCTGGCTTTCGCCGCCGGCCATTTCCACGGAAGAGAGAAGCGCGACTACGAAGTGTCCGTTCATATGCCGCCGCCCCACCTCGAGGGCTATTATTTCTGGAACTGGTCGTGGGATAGCATGACGGACTTTTGGCCCACCGCCGCTGTTTGCGTAGCGCTGATCTTGATGACAGCGAAAAGGTCCGATGACTAGGATCGCCGAGGCGATGCATATTCGGGACGAGAGTCAGCCGCCAAATGCCTGCCTGGTCAGGTCGAAGTACCTGCCAGAAGTTTTACGCGTGCTGGCAGCCCTCAGCACTCTGATTTTCTCCGATGCGCTTGCCGCACTGGCTTTACGTCTGAGCTCATCGAGAATAGAGAACCCAATTTCAGGGGCCTCAACTGTGAAACGAGTAGTAATCTCGGAAACCAGAAAGTCTGGCCGCTCATCCTCGACGATCGACCAATCAATATCTGCTGCCGAAAAAACGTGAACGAGCCGCTTGAATGTCATCGACAAGCAGTCGACAAGCCGCTCGGAAAACGAATCCCCAAAAATCACACAAACGCCATTGGCTTGCTGATTTTCGAATATTCGGATCCAGCCCCGATTGTTCACCTCGTTGTCGAACACCTTGTATTCCAACGTTGGCCTCAGATCGGCTTTGAAAATGGCTTCCGATCTCCAAGGCTCAAACTTCCGGCCCAAATCGCCAGCTTTTTCGATGCAGTCGAATCGAAACTTAGGATCGTTGAACTCCACCCCTAGACGCTCGCACACACGGCGGGCCGCGAGACCAGCGCCATAGTCTGTCCAATGGGTGTCCGTCTTAGGAAACGAAACGAACCTTTCCGCCACCAGATCAGCGATTGGATACAAAAACTCAGGTCTTCCTCCGAAGGCGGATGCCAACTGCTCTGCTGGCCCGACGGCCCCGCGTGAGTGGGGATAAAAGTCCGGGAACACCTGCTCTTTCCCTGGCGCAAGCAAGAACGTGCTGTTGAAGCCGATCTCCGCCCGCTTCCGATCTATCTCTTCGAAGTACCGCTTCCAGCTTGTCAACACATCCTCTGAAATGCGCTTCTCGCCGCGGAACTGAGCGAGGCTATCATTGTGGTCTTTATCGAGGAACAGGAAGTCATCTTTCCCAATGAGCGCGTTCACGACTGACGCATGCCCGTCCACCAGCCAACGAATGTCACCCTTGAAGCGGACACCAACACGGAAGGTCGCGCCTGCCGAAACAACACATTTAAACCCGCAATCGATTCGCGTTTCCGGATGAAGTGCGACGACATCAGGGCGGTTAACCCTCTGCACGGGAACCTCGGATGGCCCGGAGAATACTACTATCTCATGGGCGGTGCCCTCAACGTGGCACCAGCCTCCAACAGCGATAAATGCGCGGGTATCAGCTTCAAATGTGGATTTTCGGGGATAGTCGAGGGCGAAGGATACCGTGTCATCTTTGAAAGATGACCTCGAAACATTTACCGTCCAGTACATGAATGAACTTTTCTCCGACGCGGGGAAACTTGTAGGTCGAAACTGCAAAGAGTTCCGATAGGCATAAATAGGGCAGACCGATCTATATTGTCTAGCGAGATGGACCCTGACCAGGCAGAAACGAGACGTTATCGAACGAACAAAAAGAAAAACACCAGACTCTTAGCGACTTCTAATATCGTCAATGGCGGCGGCTCTCGTCCAATCTCTCTATAGCCCGCTCGGGTAAGGGAAAATTTCGATCCGCGAAGGCTAGATATTCGCGTCAAGAAACCCAATTGCATTGCCTGATTGATCGCGGGGAAGTGATACTCAGCCCATCCGAGATCGCGCTCTTCTACATCCTTCGCGCCATGCCTCAAAACAGTGAGCAAAATGTGGTTCACACTTTGAGCCAAAGTAACCTCGACAAATTGCGCTTCGTAAAATATTCGGTCAAAGACAGCAGGGAGACAACAAAATGTCAACGCAGAAGCGGTCGCTGAAAGAGGCTTTCCGGGAAAAGCGAAACGTTATGCTCGCCGTTATGTTGCGAGACATGAGGACGCGCTTTTTCAATCACGGCGTCGGCTTCTTGATAGTTCCGTTGTGGCCGCTAGCTCACATGCTACTATTGCTCATCATTTATAACGTCCTGGGTAGGCAGACCCCTTACGGGTCGTCCCTCAACATCTTCTTCGCCACAGGCTTGGTGCCCACCCTGACGTTTATGTACGTCTCGAGATTTATGGCGGTCTCCCTTTTGAATAACCGGAATATGCTCTCATTCCCGATCGTCAAAGCGCTGGACATTGTTATGGCTAGGGCATTTTTGGAGTTCGCGGGGTGTTGCCTTACTGTTTGTTTTCTTTTTGGCTTGCTACTCGCTCGCGGCGACGATCCGTTTCCCATGGACCCATTCGAGGCAACGGGAGCTTTTTTAACTTCGCTCTTGCTTGCAATAGGAATGGGAATGCTAGTGAGCGTGGTTGTGATGTTTTTTAGAGGGTTCCTGACCCTGTATTTTCTGTCCATGCTGGTTGTGTACGTAAGCTCAGGGACATTGTTTGTTGCATCCTCGCTACCGGACAGCATTGCAATCCCTCTGTCTTACAACCCTGTCCTACAGTGCGTCGAATGGATGAGGTCCGCCTACTATCCGGGTTATAGCGATCGCCTACTCGACCGGCACTACGTCATCCAGGTAGCCGGCCTGTGCGTTTGCGCCGGGTTCATTGTCGAGCGTCTAACGAGGCGATTGGTCTATGAATCCTAATCAGCACGCCGGTCCTACATCTACCGTCTAACGTGGAATGGCGCCTGGCGAATGACGGCCTCAAACTCCTTGAGCGCTTTATCGGCCGCCTCCGCCAACTGGGCGCGGCGCTGTGAAATAAGGCTTTCATCGAGCCGGCCTTTTCTTAAAACGAAATAAAACTCGGTTCGTTCGTGATCGTAATACTCATCCTCTATGAGATCGATGAATTCCAATCCCATTAGATCGAACATAATCAGACGGAAACTCTGAGGTGTGAAACACCACGCGTGTGTGTCGACGTAGTGATCAACGCTCATCACGTCACGCAACAGGGCTTTAGCTTCCGCGAAATTATGGATCGTATTCATCGGTGCGTCCTCATCAGACGACCAGAGATTCTTCCCACGGCGGGAAACGGCATGAATTTTGGTGTCGAATATCGCGCCGACGTGACGAGTTCTTTTCAACAAGTGCGCATCTATAACGTTGCCTGTCGTTGACAGCGGCCGCATAGCATCGAACACCCGCCTCTTGTCTGGCGTTATGAGGAAGAGCTGGGATCCTGCGTGCATAAGGCGCGAGCATTGCTGCAGAAACCCAATCATGTCTGGAGTGTGCTCGATTACGTGTGACGCCACTATCGCGTCAAACTTTGCATCGACATCATCCAGGGCAGTACCAAGGATGTCGACATCCTCTATCAGGTGAGAGTTAACCTTGTGGTTTTTATATTTCTCAACCAACTCCTCTTTTGAAAGATGGTCGAATACAGTGGTTTTAAAACCTTGCTTCTTTGGCAGAATTGGCCCGTAGGAAGGGCCTATTTCCAAACACGTGGAATCCTTCCCTACGGTAGCCCTGATTCTGTCTCGGTAATCCATGCCTGACTTCTCCCGCGCCATGAAATTTTCATCTTCTATTTGTGCGGGAAATTCACATGACTTTCAATTCGTTTTCTGCGGCGTAGGAAGATGCCTCCCGCTCCCTCGATGAAATAGCATCCACTGCGGCTTTCAAGGCCAAAAGATCTGGGGTTCGAATTCCATAGGAGGACGTTGGATCGTTGTCATTGAGGAATGTCGACATCCCCGAATACCCGAGTATGGCTTTTGCGGCTTCCAGCAGCTGCTGTTCTGGGGTCGAGTCGATAGTCTGTTCCGGCATTTTAATTCCTTTCTCATCCTGAGTAACGCATCTGGGCACGCCAATCGATGCGTAGGTCATTACCGAGTGCGGCGGGGATTGTTATGGTGAATTGCGTGGAGGTGGCGGCCCCGTTGACCTTGGCGATGCCGCCAGCTGGTTCGTACTCCTGAAGAAATACCCGGTTCGGCGCAGCCGACATGCCGTGTGTAACAACAATGCTCGTCTGACCGGCAGGGATGACAACTGAGCCGCTTGCCTTGTCCACCCAGCCCGCAACGTCGGTAAAGAGCTCGGGCAGTTCATTGAACAACTGACCATTATTGAGATTGTAGGCACTCTTGCCCCGCACTCGATGTTTGCTGCCGCTGGTCAGCAAGAACACTGTGTTGATGCGGGCGCTCGAATACGCGATATCGTTGAAGTAGTTTCTGTTCGTGTTTCCTTCGGCACGGAGGAGTGGCGTGTTCGCCGCGTTGCTTTGGTTCACATCAAGAATATGGCCATTGCAGAATTCGCACTCAAAAACCGACGAACCCACTTCCAACCCCTCGATCTGGGAACGCTTATAATGAGGTCGGAGCGTGCCATAACTGCTGCCACCAATGACCCGCGCACCCATGTTGTCTGACAGGCTGTGGTGCGTAACGTCAAAGCCTCGACACGCATTCAGGACAAGGCCCTGCTGCTTGTTGAGGCGAGAATGAAGCACGCCAATACTTATACCTTGGAGGGTGTCAGTGCCTACCTGCACAACATTGACGCCGATCTTCCCCGCCGCTGCAAAAACTTCCTCCAAATGAATGTTATGAGATGGACCAGTTGAAGATGCCTTGATGGTAAGGAGGTCTGGTGGCGACGCAAGCTCACTGCCAAGATTTAGAGAGCCGCCCCAGTAGGAAATCACGCCACGCAGCTCAAAACCGGTAAGCCCTCGATAGAGCGTCTCAATGAAGTGGTGGGTCACATCCGTGGTGTTTTCCACAACTGACCCATACTTCTCCCAAAAACAAATCGTGGAGAGGATTTCCCCGAAAGCAACAGAACCGGTGTCGATAAAGAATGCCTGCCCAACGCCAGCGGCTAGCCTCACGGCTTCCGCGTCCGTTTTCTCAGCACTGCTATCCACATGCACAGACAGCTTTAACAACTGGCCTTGGAACTCGTTCGGGTCGTTCGATTTCGTTACGCGACATACGCGTCCCGCGTAGTTTTTCCCGTAGACCGTGGCCTCCCAACCCTTGCCACCTTCGAAGCGGAAAGCCTCGTCGCAACCGACAGGGTCAGCTTGGGTGTAATCGGCTGTCTGCCCACCGCCATTGACACGAAGAAAAACACGCCCACCGCGCATATTCCTGAATGTGATGGCTTTCCCAATACCGGGATCCGGGTTAATAGCCCCCTCGAAAATGATCCTGCCAGCTTGTGCAACGCCAGACATGTCAAGCAGAATTCCGGAAGCCATGCGATAGCTGCCGGCCGGGAAGCGAAGCGTGTAACCTGTCGCCTTCCACCACAGCAGCGCGTTATAGATCGCATCACGATCATCTGTAGTGCCGTCGCCTTTTACACCAAAAGACAAAACGCTCGCTTCATCTGCACGGAACTCCCACCGGCGCGTGCCGTCGTTAGTTTGCACCTGCCAAGGCAACAAGGTGCCGGAGTTTGGGATTTCAACGGCCATGAACCAGCCGCCGAGATCGCCTGCGGCGGCGTAGCCGTTCAGCCTGAAGGCGTTGATGCCTGCCGGGATGTTGAGCGCGGATACGCCCAGGACGGTGCCGTAGATGGGAACATTTCCCTGCGACACCGCATCTGATGCGTAGCCAGCAGCGACATCACGCGCCTGTTCAGACCGATCAGCCTCCTCTTCGCTCTTCGCCGCCCAGTGCTTTGCAGAGAATGTGGTAACGCCATCGCCGCCGAGGCTGGCCGGAACGGGCACGTCCTCGCCGTTATCCGCCCATGCTTTGGCGGACTGATAATTGCGAAGCGAGTTCAGGTCGGAAATCAGGCGGAACGTTGCCCCGGAGACAAAGCCGGCAACCACGTCATTCTGCTGAAGCTCGCCCGCATCCGGATCTTCACCGGTGCGCGTCTTGATGGTGAGCGCAGATCCGCCGTCGAACCGCACCGTAATCGGAGAAGCCGTGTTCGTTGCGGGAATGGCAAGGGTCACAAGAGCAACGCCGTCGCCAGCCGGAAGGCGCGGAGATGTTGACGCAACAATGGCGTTTGCCGTGCTGGCGCCGGTCGGAGTGGCCGTGACGAACTGATAACCTGGCAGGAACGATGTCAGCTGCGTCCACGCACCAGAGCCGGATGCTCCAGACTTGATGTAGAGGCCATTATTCGCCGCCGTGGGATCGTTGTAGACGATCGCCACAGTATTCGCAGCGTATCCCAGCGTCATGGCTGCCTTTGTGGCAAACCACGGCCCGGACGACAGAACGCCGGACGTGACCATGCTTTCAAGCCAGCTCGACCAAGAACGGATATCGGATTTCTTCGGCTTGTTGGCGCCGGAGGACGGAATGCCGTCCGTGACGTAATCTCTCCAGACTTCCGAACCGCGGGGTGCAGCCATCTCATTTCTCCATGCGAAAGCGGCCCGCAATCGCAGGCGCTCAATTTGATGTGTTGTGTTGCTAGGCCGTCAGGAGACGGAGAACACGCCGGTAGGGACCGCGCCTGCCGGCCGCCCCGATGGGTTGATGGCGACGAGCCAGGCGTAATAGTCGCCATCATCGAGGCCGAGGATTGTACGCTGGTCGATGGCGCTCGGCGGGCCGTATTCGGTCGCAGCGAGATCGGCGTCGTCCAGAACGTTTGTTGTGCCGATGTAGATGCGACACGCGAAGTAATTGCTGCTGTTCGGAGCCGTCCACTGGAACAGCGCCTGTCCCGTCCCCTCGGTAACAGAAACGTCGGCCACAGGACCGGGAGGCGTCGGATCGGCAACCGCCGTCAGCAGCTGGTAGTCCGTCCACTCCGATTTGGTTCCGCCGCCCCATGTGCGCAGCCGCGTGCGATACTGCTTGCCGTCCACAAGATACGGCGTTCTGACCTCGGTATCGCCAGCCTTTGAATAGACCGACTGCGCGGCAGCAGATCCGTCGACTGGTTCAAACTCCATCTCGTAATTAAGTATCAGCGCCTGAAACGACCACTCGCCCACAATGAGAGCCGCAGATGCGCCGCCGGAAACCACCTCGGTCTGCACGGATGCAACGAAGCCCGAGGGCATGGGGACGCCACCTGGCGCAACTGGCGTGACCGTGTTGCCCGGAGAACCCTCCTCCGTCGCAGCATCAAAGGCGTAGAGGTCGGACGAAATCACGATGCCAGAGAACGACACACGCATGTTGCGAAGGTCGAGTGTCACCGTCGACGTGATCTCTATAATCGCATTCACAAGCCCACGGCTGGGATAATGCACGCGAATGAACCGGCGATAGGCGCAGTTCTTTGCATCGCTGTAGTTCGCGGTGATCGAGACCTTGCGGGCATTGGCGCGGATGAAGGTCAGCTTCTGCTTTCGCTGGCAGTGATTGTGCGACTGGATGGCCGGATTATCAAACGTCTTCGTCCGCTCTGTCTCGTCGAACTCGCCGTAAGGGTCGCCGTAGATGGCGGCGTCTTCCGTCACAAAATGATTGTCGGTGTTCACATATCGGCCACGCACCGCGAGAACCGTCGAAGAAAGCCGCTTGTTCTTGTCGACGCGGATCGCAAAGATATGGTCCTGGTCGAGCGTGATATCCGGCTCTACGAACTGGCCTGCATGAACGCCAATCTTTCCATCGGCGCGCTCATAAACCACCAGCTCGCCAGCCTCATCGAGGTAACGACCAACCTCGATCTGATCGTTGTTGGTGCGGAACCACATGCCGCCGTGATAGCGAAGCTCGACACCGCCGATGCGATTGACCACAAACTGGTCGCAGACATTCGCGGCGTTGATCCAGTCCGGCATATACATGCGGTCATAGCTCATCTTGCCGCCCCACGGGCTGCACAAATGGCGCAGACGCATTAGCGCCAGATTGGTCGAGAATGACCAGCTGTTGTGATTGCTGGTTCGCTGCCCGCCTGAGCCGCCGGGAACGGTGGAGTCCAGCCGTGGATCGTAGAGAAGCGCACCTTCCAGAACGCAGGAATGCTCCGGCATCTGGTTGGGGTAAATCTCAAGATAATCCTCTTGCGTGACCGTCGAGCAGGACATGCGGACGGTCGCAAGGCCGTCACCGCGATGATCACTGGTCCAGACACCGGGAAACGCCGACACGACGTCGGAATAGGCAGCCTCCGCATCAAGACCCGCATGCCACTGGATCAGCACCCAGTTGCCGGAGCCGCGATAGGGTTTGGCAAAATGCTCTGGCGCCACGACCCATCCGTTATTGCCTGCACTCAGCGTGACCGGCTCATCATGCAGGTAGTGTCGGAGCACACTATTGATGCGATGCCCCGCGAGACAGGTGATGTGGTAGGCGGTGCCATTTGCCTCCTCAAGGAAGGTGTAGTCGCCCCCCTTCTTCACGCGCCCCATGACGATCGACAGCGGCGGTACGTTCTGTTTGAGGTTGTAGGAACCGTCCTCAGGCTTCGGCACAGCCGGCTTCTGAACGAAGGCGCCCTGCAGCGCCATGGCGCCATAGGCAATACCGCCATAAAGGGCAGCCATGGTGCCAAGATAAAGCAGGTTGGATGCAAGGACGCTGGTCGGGCCGATGAAAGCGACAACCATAAGCGCGATCGATTCAAGGATGCCCACTACAGTCTCCAGGCCGCCAAAGTCTTTGCGGCTACACGGGCAAATCCACGCGGCGTTCTGGTCAACCAGCCCGCACCATCATGGATGACGCCGAATTGTCTTGTGATGTTATGGGCGCTACCGACGACGCCGATATCGCCGAGCTGCGGTGTATCCGTGCCCGAAAGACCTAGAGACTCGGCGCAGCTTTCCACCAGCATGATTGCTCCGCCGCTCTCGGCGAGAATGTCGATCTGCCCCTGCCCCGGCTGGTATGCGCCGCGAAGGTGCGCGGCTGGATCGGGATAGCCGAGCCAGATCGCCCACTCGGCAAGAGCAAGGCAGCAATCGACCTTGCCTCCCGGCGTCCACGGCTCGCGCTCGTTGGACGCCAGGAAGGCCGCGAGGTGCTCTTCCATGACTCGACTCTCGGTTGATTGCATGGTTTTCTGCCGCCTTTGTCGGAGGGGCGCCATGGCTGATGAGAATGATTTTGAACTGTCACTGACATCGTTTGGCAGCGGCAGCATTCGTTTTAAGGACACGCCCCGCGAAGGTCTGTCGCGTTATCAGGCCAATTTCATGGTGTCTTCCGAAACGACCGTCGGCGTCATCACCATCACCAACCAGCTTCCGCACGACGATGACCAAAGCGAGCAAAACGACAGTCCGTATTTGGCAGCCGAAGACGCGGCCGCTCGACGCATCCCCCAAATCCTCCGTTTGCTCGCTGATCAGATTGATCTGAACATTGCAGCGTATGATACGAACGCAGCAGCTCGCCGACTTACTCACGCCGAACCGGCGGACGAGACATCAGCATCGCCAGCCGAATCCTGATTACCGCGTCTGCTTCACCAGTTCGGCCATCTGATCGTCTTGTCGCGAAGACCGGGTATCCGTTCGCATAAGCGGTCGGCCGGCGCACCGGGATTAAGCCTTGCAGATCGAGCCTTCTGGTCGACGTCTGAAAGGACGCCACCATGTGAGCTCGTGCGCAGCGTGAAAGCGTTTACGACTTCAATCGTCACAACAGACGTCGATGAGTCGTTATCTGCCTGATCAACGACTTCGAGATTGTCGATCGTGCCGGTGAACTTGATTTCAGGTGTGCCAATCTGCTGGTCCGTATCATCCATTTCCTGAAGCTTCAGGATAAACGGTGAACCTGAAATACTGCTGGTCTCGTCATAGTCCCAGATTGCGTCGCCAGTGGACGTATCGACGTTGATCAATGACAGCGTCAGCGTGAAGGCTTCGCCATTGATGGCAGCCTCGATCGATTGCAACGCGTCCTCGGTGAACTGGGCAGCGCGATAAATCTCCCCGTCGTCATCGATGTACATGCCGCCGGAACCGTCCCAGATGCGAACCGTATCGCCTGGGAGAATGATGTCGCAGAGGATGCGAAGGGACGCCATCAGATGAGCCCTTTCGCAAGGCGATACCAGTAGTCCGTATCCTCGACGAAGGAGATCGACGGATATGAATTTTTCGCAATCGCGTTCTCGGTCACATCCATGCCCCTATCCTCGGCCAGTCGGCACAAAACAGTGGGCTGATCAAATTCGAGTTCCGCGCCGTGCGGGATGGTTTCCCTCACGCTTGGGCTAACGGGAACAGTCCAGATGTCGCCGTCGATGTCCATGACAGGCCCGGTTTCATAAAGCGCGTGCCGATACGAGAAACGCACCCCCACGAGGTTGTCTGCCGCATTGATGATACGCAGGCGTATCGATGTCGCGCCGATGTTCGTCACCCCTTGCGACACAACGCTGATGGCGCCCTGAACATATTCCGAGCCGTCAGAAAACAGGCTATCGTCGCTGTGGGGCATCAGTGGCCTTGGCTCGAATTTGCCCGACGCGTAGGGCGCCGAAAGACCGGGACGAACCGGAATTGCCATCCGACCCGATCGGCCGCCAAACTTTTGCCTGAGGGCCTGCCATGTTTGCCACTGCGCGCGGTTGCGATTTTGCATAACGACATTGCTGTAGTCGACGACCCAGAAGCCCAGGTCGGTACGGGTGGCGGTTTCGATGCCGCCGAGCGTGCGCCCACCGGAGCGCGTGAACGGCACCACGCTCGCGGCGATCTGCTGGGGGCGAAGGACGCAGTGCGGGAATACCGGTATCATGCCTTTATCTCCACCCCGCTCCGCCTTTGCTGTTCTGATACTGAGCCATCGCGGCAGGAGCTGCCCGGCTGGACTGAGCCACGGCAACGTTCACGATTGTGCCGCTGGCCGTCTCGATGCGTTGGTCGGCAATCGAAGCCATTCGCCCGCTATCATCCTGTAACACGATGCTGACGGTGTCCTTGCTCGACCTTCCAGCCGGAAGGTTACTGACGGAAGGCAGCGAGGGCGCTTTCGGCGCAATACCGCCACCAAGCAGGCCGCCTGTCGCGAAAGCAGGAAGCTTACCGCCGTTGATCGCCTCCAGCAGTGCCAGGTGCTCTTTGGTGGCCTTGGCATTGACGATGTACTCACCTGTCGACGCCCGAACCAGCATGGAGTCGGACGTACCCGTTCCGGGTCCAGAGAGCTTTCCTCCTCCGGCAAAGGCAGGGATTTTGCCGCCCTTCTTGAAGCCAAGAAAGGAAAACAGGCCGCCACCGCCGCCAAGGCCGAAGATGCTGTTGAGCCCAATATCGATGACCTTGTCCAACACCCTGTTCAAAGCATTAGAGAGCGCCTCCGCAGCGGACGTTCCACTGCGCAAGTCCGAGATGAACCCGCTCGTGATGTCCTTCGCCGTGCTTTTGAAGTCCTCAGCAGCCTGCCTGGCTTTATCCTGACTTTCCGCAAGACGTTCGGATTCAACGACAGCGTTCGCATATCCCGACGCTAGTTGTTCAATGCTCGCCGTCAGCTCTGGCGTGATGGTAATGCCCGCCTCTTGGGCGGCAGTGAGCAAATCCTGTTTTGATCTGGCAAACTCAACCGCGTAACCGTAGTCGTTGACCAGAGGATTGATCGCGGCCTGTGCCGACGTCTGTGCCTGAAGCGCTGCGGTGCGCTGCTGGATCTGCTCGATCTCGCGCTGGTACTCATTTTGCCGCGAGCCACCGCCGCCAGATTTACGCTTTCCCGAACCGGAACTGGTTACTTTGTACTGGGGATCGGTGATGTCGATCGGCGTGAACTTGGCGCCGCCAGATGCGCTGACAGTGGTCTTCCCGCCAGCTGCGGCGTTGGTGGCAGCGATTGTTGGCGCTGCGGTCGGATACTTCAGCGGAACATTGTTGAGCGTATCCTGGATGATCGTGGAAGCGGTCTTGTTCGCCGTTTCCTGAAGTCCCTTGATCTGCCCTTCCAACTGCCTGATCTCAGCCTGACCGAGAACATTCATCGGGTTGGATTTGATCTCGGCAATCTGCCTTTCGAGGCTCAATCGCTTCTCGGTGTTGTCGACCAGCTTGTCACTGGCTTTCACCGTCGAGTTGACCGTCAGCGCACCGCCGAAAGCCGAAAGCTTGCCGTCTCCGTTGCTATCAAACGCACCGATGATGCTGCCGCCGATGTTTTGCAGACCGCTTATTCTACCGATCCACTCGGCAAATCCCTGTGCGGCAACAGCGCCATTGTTGAGAAGCTCGATGATGGCGCTGATGTCGGCCGCAAGGCCGTCCATATCGACGCTGTTGACGAAGTCCGCCATATTATCGATGGCAGAGCCAAAGGTATTGGCCGCATTCGAAGATGTGTTGAACTCGCGCGTGGCATTCGTCAGTGCCGTGCGCAGGTTCTCGAGGCGCTGATCAACAGTGAGAACCGCGTTCGCAACTTTCTGCTCAAGCACCGGTGCGCCAGCGTTGATGCCGTCAAAGAAAGCTTTCGAGGACAGGTTTCCGTCCAGCATGATCTGGCGAAGCTTGGCGACCGAACCGCCGGCCTGTTGAATGCCTGCAGCGGCAGCCTGAAGGATGGTCGGAGCGCCCTCCTGAATGGAGTTGAATTCCTCAGCGCGAACAACGCCCGCCCCGAGCGCCTGCGACAGCTGAAGAAGCGCGCCGGAGGCTTCCTGGGAAGACTGCCCTGACGCGCGCAGCGCAAGAGCCACGTTGTTCGATAGCTTGATGATCTGGTCCGAGGACACGCCGAGTTCGTTTTGCACCAGGGAAACTCGGCCATAAAGCTGGACAAGGGTTTCCAATGGTGCAGCATTCTTCTGCGCGGCCACGAACAGCTTCTGATAGACGCCTTCAAGCGCCTCACCGGACAGTCCGGCAACCTTGAGCGAATTGTCGATGCGGGTCGCGCTATCCGACAGTTGCCGAAAACCTTGCGCGCCGCCGATCAGAGCGAAGGCCTTTGCAGCGCCAGCAGCGACGCCAGAATAGCTGGCAGACAGGCGCTTGTTCATAGATGAAAATCGGCTCTCGATCGCACGCGCTTGCCGGTTGGTGATCCCCTGCGCCCGATTGAGCGCATTCTGGTATCCCTTTACGTCAGCCGAAAGCTGAACGACGAGACGCTCAAGGTCAGTTGCCATTTACGATTGTGTCCTGATAATGCCGCGGGGAATCGGGGGCAAGAAATGGGTAGAATCACAAGATTGTTGATCGCGTGCGCTTGCGCCGTAATCATTGTCTTGGGCGCATGGTATGGCGCGGAAAGACTGCTGGTCTGGAACACAGACCGTATTACCTCTGAATACGCGAAGGAGCGGCAATCACAGCCACTCCCATAATTCATCGACTTCCTTCGCCGTCAGCCCACCGTCATCTGGCGTGTTAGCCTCGACATAACCGTCAACCGCGGCCATGAACTGCCATACCGACATCTCGTTGACCTGCTGAGGCGTGAAACCCATCACAGCGCCGGTCCCGTAGATTGCAGCAAATCTCAGCTTTCCGTTTGGGAGTTCGTCGAGCTGTTTGTCTTTTGACTTGCTGCGTCGTCCTCCCCCACCTTCTCCTCCGGCGCACCCGTGAGGCCAGCGGAGAGAATGACCTGCGCGGGGATGAGATTTTCCATCGGCGGGCGGGCCTCGACATATCGGCGCACGAGTTTTAACGCTTGCGCGGGCTCCATGCCGCCGCCGATCAGGCCGAGCCTGATGATGTTGATGATGTCTTCGATTCGCCACGCCCCGCTGTGCAGCCGCTGGAGCACGACGTACGGACCGGCATCGCACTTCTCTTGAAGCTCTGCCAGTTGCCCCCAAGCAAGACGGAACGAATGCGTCCCGTCTGACCAATCGAAGGTAACGGTCGCATCCCGCATTAGGGCGTGACCGGCGTGGTAACGCGGACCATTTCGCCGTCGCTCTGGAGCGAAACGTTGTTGGTTGCGCGCTGACCGTTGTTGGCGCCGACTTCCATGCTTTCGATATGCATGCGTCCGGTCCAGGTGATCGTCTTGGCGGGGAACTCCCACTCGACCTTGACAGGGATGCTCTCGATGCTCTCGAAGCCTTCGAGCCATGTATCGACGCTCTCGGACGCAAGCACGCCTTCGCCAGAGATACCCATGGAAAGAGACGTCGCGTCTCGGCCGACCCAGTCGACCCTGTCGGGGTCTTCACAGTCTGGAATGTTGACCTCTTCGAGGCCCTTGTTCAGTGTGATGGAGCGCTGCGTGAAGCCGCAGGGCGAGCTGTAAACAATCGGATCGGCATCGTTGCCCAAAAGCACGCGAATCTTGCCGCCCTTGATGGTGGTTGCTTGAGCCATAAAGGCCTCCTGAAAATGTCGGGAAAAGGTCGAGCGTTACGGCTCTTCGATGATCGCTGTGTAGCGCATGGCAGCCTGCTTGAGCGCGCCTTCCGTGATGAAGTCAGTGCGCCAAGGCTCGAATGAAACCAGAGCATTGGTCGCCAAAGGCGGATCCCAGTTGCGCAGTGCGCGCCGCACCGCATCTGCAACCTGCCTCACTTGAGAAAGCACAGTCGCATCTGACCAGCAGTCGATCTGCATCATGATCTCACCGCCGTCGATGCAGTCGATAATCTCTGCAACGTAGTTTGAAGGACCGATGCTGATGTAAGGTTTGGCCCACGTGGACTGCGGGATATCGGCGATGCGATTTCCAACCAGCGCGGTAACTGCTGCATTGGCTTTTAATCGGGCGATAATGGCGCCCTGAAGCTCGAGGGTGGGGTCAGCCATTCGCTGCCACCTCCTTCGCCGATTTATTGATGGCGCGTGTGATGCGTGACTTCGTGCGACGGCGCAGTGCGCGGTAAGAGACGAAGAAGAACGGTTGTGCTTTGGTGCCGGGATGCTGAGTACCGGGGAACTGGCCAGCATTTTCGTGCGCCTTGGTCGCGAACTCGACGAGGTGGGCATAGCGCACCTTGCTGTTTCCGGCGTAAATCGTGATTACAAGTTTGCCATCAGCGGACTTCACGGTGGCAATTTTCTGGCTGTATTTTGGAGCATCGCCCCATGTCCAGCCAATAGAATCGCGAAGTTCGCCGCTATCGACAGCAACAAGCGACTTCATGAGCGCGACAATCTCGTCGGCACCCTGCCCCATCGCCTCCTTGATACGCTTTTCGGCAGCAGCCGGCAGTTTCGCAAGCTTACGGTTCAGTTTTGAGAGGCCTAGAACAGTCATCCCGCCTCCCCCTGCACCACAAGCAGTTCAATCCATTGGTTGCGCTCGTCGATGTTAACCGCGGCCTTGATGGCGTAGACCACTCCAGTCCGCTTATTTCTCGCCCGCCACGCAGGCGTAATGGTGCGCGTGCGCTCGTTGCTGCGGACAGTCATGGTGTACGGTTGCAAACCCTGAAGGCGGCTGGCGATGACCGTCTCGCTACCGACGCGCGGTTCAAGGCGGGCTGGTTCAACGAATTGCTCCGCGAATCCGACCACAACGCCGCCATACCCGTCATCGCCTTCAACCTCGGCCTCAAAGCCGATGCGCTCACTCAGCGAGCCTGCGCCCGCCCTCTTGCGTTTTGGCATTCGGTCGATCCTTGGTGGGTTCAGCTGCCTTGGCCGCTATTGCAGCCGCAGCGCACTTGCGCGTGACGTTGTAGAGGCCAACCGGAAAGGCGATCGTGAAACCTGGCTGTCGCCAGTCGAACGGTTCATGGAAGCGGAGCCACATAGTCATCCGCCACTGTTCGCCAGACGCGCCACGGCGCCAGGAGCATCCGCACTGCGCGCGGGAGGACTGCTTCACCTGTTGCTTTCGGGTCGGGCTCGCGCACCTCGTAGAGGTCGCCGGTCACGAGAAGGATCGCCGATACGATTGCGGGCGTTGCAGCGATGCCGTCGGCGGCCGTGGGCGTTTCGCCGGCGGCTACGACTTCGCGATCAAGATGCTGCGTAACGATGCTTTCAGCGGCGTCGCGATAGAGGCCGATCTCCACATCTTCATCTTCATGAAAGACACGGAGATGCTTTTTGACGGTTTCGAGATCGACGATTGCCATATCAGGCCGCCACAACTGCGGCAGTCGGTGCGCTTGTGACTGACACGCTGCCCTTGTCATTCGTGGCCGTGACGCGGACGGTGATGGCCTTACCAACGTCACCCACAACGGGAACGTAAGTCGCGGCCGTAGCGCCAGAAATCGCGACGCCAGCAGCAAACCACTGGCGGGCGTAAGTCGGCGAGCCGGACCACGCGCCAGTTGTCGACGTCAGCGTCTGACCAACCTGCGCGGTGCCAGTGATGGCAGGTGCAACAGAATTTACCGGTGAGCCGATACCGTTGACGATACCGGCGCCGATATAGGATGCGACCCTGCGCTTACGAACCTTCGTTGACAGCATCGGGTTTGTCCTTCTTCTTCGTCGAACGAGCAGAGGAGATCACCGGCTTGTCAGCGGCTTCATCCGCGACGTCATCTTCAGCAGAGGCTTCAACTTTCGCCTCGCCAACGATGTCGACAAGGCCCTGCGCCTCGAGCTGCTTCGCCTCGCCTGCCTCGACCTTGAACGGATCGCTCTTTTTGGTCTTCAGTTCTTTGCCAACAGCGAAAGTGCGCTTGGCCTTCACTTCCAGAAAATCGGTCATGTTCACTCCCTAAGGAAAGGGGAGCTGTAGCTCCCCCTAGGTCAATTAGGCGCCTTCAACATCGCCTGTGACGAAACTTTCAGGGCGATAGACTGCGAACGCCAGGCGCTCTTCAGCGCGGATCGTAAACATGTTCTTCTCGAAGTCGTCGACGTTCTCGCTGGAAAGCAGAACCTCGATTTCCATGCGGTCGAAGATCTGGGCTGCGAAGCTGAACGCGCCGGTGAGGAACTCGCCTGCGGCCATTGCCTGCGTCGAAACAACTGGCAGGTTCCAGAGCGTCGGAGTGAGCGAGCCCTGCGGATTACCGATGATGTAGTTGCCGCCGGCGTCCTTGGTCAGCTCGATCTTCGCCCAGTCGATCGGGTTCAGAACGAACGCGGTGGCCGGATACTCGGCGAGAACGACCTGCAGAACAGCCAGACGGAGACGGTCGATCCCGGTTTCGTCTGCAGCAGTGAATGCCGGGTTGAACGCGGTGGCCTGCGGAACCAGACCGTGAATGTTCTGGCCGGTGCCAGAGCCATTCAGCAGCTGATTTTCTTCGGCGAAGCGCAGACCGTAGCGAGCGCGGCCGTCAATGTAAGAGCGAAGCGCAGGCGCGTCGTCCAGGATCTGGCGCGAGGCCTTGAACAGGTGCGCGATGGTGCGAACCGGCGCGGACGTCATGTCGAACGTCAGATCCGAATAAGGCTTCGCAGTCGTTTCAGCGACTGGTGCAGCGTTGTTCGTATATCCCGTTTCCTTGACGTACTCGATTGAGCTCGAAGCAGTCTGACCAGGCAGAACGAGGTCGCGGATCGTCAGCTGGCGCTCAGGCAGACCAAAGATGCCAGGAACGCGCGCGCCGGGGACCAGAGAGGTGCCCTGAGAGCGGCCAGCGCCGACAGTGGTATTGGCAGAGGTAATGGCAGCGCGATCAGCCTTCACGCGGATTGAGCCGCGAGATGCACCGGTGAGCATGCCAGCCTTGAACTCGGCAGAGTCGATGACGAGGTCACCAAGCGACTTCTGCTCATTTTCGCCGTTTTCCTTCTCGCGAGCGGCGCGCTTTTCCAGGTCGCCGAGGCGGGTCGTAACGTCGCCGAGTTCGGAAAGTGCCTTGTCGGTCTTTTCCTTCAGTTCAGCGGAGACTTCGCCGCTCTTGGAGAGCTTCGAAGTGAAGTCGGTCGCGAGATTGCCTACCTGCTCCTTGATAGATGCGAGGGAGGCGCCAAGTTCGCCAATTTTTTCTGCTAGTTCGGCCATAAGTGGCTCCTTTATCGAATGAGTGGTGATTTTGCTTCGGCGATAAGCCGGTCAATGGCTGCCAAAGCAGCAGCATCCGTCTCGACGTCAGGAGCCCCCTGACCATCCTTGAGGTAGAGCCGAGCGGCCCGCTCCGCCTCAGAGCCCGACAACCCCATCAGTCCCCTGATGCCGTTTTCGAACTCGCGTTTTGTGATTTGTTCGCCGGCGGACATCTTCTCGACCAGCGTTTGTGCGGCCTCAGCCTTTGCGGCGTTCGCGGCCTTGATACGTCTCACAGGCGCAGGCTCAACATCGGCGCCATAGCGGGCTAATGTCTCGTCAAGCGTCGCAATGCGGTCGACCATGCCGCGGTCCATTAGAGCTTCGGCGTAGAACACACGGCCTTGGCCATAATTGTCTTCGACTTTGCTGACGGTCACGCCGCGCCCTTCGGCAACGGACGCGACGAAGCGATTGTAGGAGCAGTTAACCCCGTCCTGCACATGCGCAAGGGTGTCCTTGCTCATTGGCTCGGTCTCGTTGCCCTCGACCTTGTGCTTTCCGGCAGAAATGTAGGTGCGCTTGATCCCTCGCTGCTCAAGAGCGGCGGACAGGTCATCATGGGCGGTATAAACGCCGATCGAACCAGCGCGGCCGGAAGGCGTGACAACGATTTCGTCGGTCGACGCCGCAATCCAGTAAGCAGCGCTCGCTGCAAGGCTGTTGACCTGCGCAATTATTGGCTTTTCGCCACCGCGTAGCTTGCGGATTTCCGTTGCAAGCTCGTCGGTGCCTGGGACCATGCCGCCTGGGCTGTCGATGTCGAGCACGACAGCCTTGATGTCCTCGTTCGAAAGCGCTTTGTGCAGCGCTTTCTTGATGCCGGCATAGGAAGTGCCGCCGCTCATCGCGGAAAACAGGTCCATCTTATCGGCCAGAATCCCATAAACCGGGATTACGGCGACGCTGCCGCTGGTTTCCGCGATTTCCTTGGCGCGCGCATCGTCGATCGATGCCGCGAACTCGGACGAAAACAGCTTCTCACCTTCGGCCCGCGCCACCAAAACATCAGCCAAAACGCCCAGTTTTTCGCGCTGAATAGCCCAAGGTTCGGCCAGAAAGGCCGAAATCAGGTGTTCAAACTTCATGATTTTCCCTTATGCAGCGCGCGCTGCTGGCGTTGGCGCCGGTGTTTCGGTCTTGCCGAGCGTATCGAGGCGCGTCATCGTGCCATTCACGATGGCCTTGTTGCCGCCGTCCACCGGCGCCTTGTCTTCGTAAGAGCGAGCCTCATCGACGAGGTAAATGCCGTTCGTGACCATCTTCGACAGGAATTCTGCCCGCGCCGTGCTATCGCCGCGCAAGAGTTCTTCCATGTTGAACTTCACCTTCGTGGTCTTCCTGGTCTTTGCGTCCAGCAGATCACGGTAGATTGCCGCTTCGATGCGCTTCAGCATCGGCCGCATGCAGGTCTTGGTGAATTGGAGGATCAGCTGCTCGATGCCGCTGCCCCAGGTGGTCGTGCCGTTGGCTGCGTGCCCGATCATAACTGGCGGCACGCCGAAGATGCGGCAGATCTGCTCGACGCTGTACTGCCTTGCCTCAAGGAATTGAGCGTCCTTGGGGTTGATCGACATCGGATACGGCTTGAAACCAGCTTCCAATACCGTCACCCCGCCAGCCTTCTCGGCACCGGCGAACTGCGTCAGCGTGTCGGAAATCTGCTTGCGCTGCTCAGGCTTCAGGATCTGATCCGAGCTGACGATGAGCGAGGAAAGCAGGCCGTTCTTGAACATCCGGCCAGCGACTTTCTCGCCTGCCAATGCGCTCCCGACCGTATTGCGCACAACACCGATCGGTGACATGCCTCGATCACAGCCCGGCAGCCTGACGCCGCGGACGTGAAACATCTTGCCTTCGGGCACTCGGCGCTTTTTGCCGTCTTCCGTCACCTCGTAGTAACGCGTGTTCCGACCGTCTTTCGACCTGCACACATCGACGCTCAGAGGGTGAAGCGGATTAAGCGCAACGAGGCGCTCGCCGTTCATTTTCTTTTCCGCGAAGAAATTGCCGTCGAGCAGCAAGCACATCGCTGCCATCGACCAGAATTCTGGCGCCGTGTCGTCCATGTTCGGCATGTCGTGCAGAAGCTCGTATAGCGGAGCGTTCTTATCGACCGTCACGCCGTCCTCGCCGTAAACGATGCAAGGAAGCGTGCCGGCCGCGTTCTGCACGAGGTTGATGCATGCCCAAACCGCATCAAGCGACAGGGCACTCTCAATTGTGACCGTCTCCCCGGACGTGGTGCCGAGGCCGAAGAAGCCTCGCCAGAACTCGCCGTCGGTGAGCTTGATAGGCCTTCCGACCCATCTCTCAAAAAAGCCCATCAGGCCTCACCACTAGGTTGCCCGTCACCAGGTGACAGAGATGATATTGTTGACGAAGTCGTCGAGGTTGCCGCTATCGCCGCCCTCGTAGGTTCCAGCCATCGCCGTTGCCATTGCCAAGGCGACTGCGCCGTCGATGCGGCGTTCGCGGTTATGTTTGACGAGCTTTCGATTGCCGGCAGGATCCGCTTTGACGGTGGCATTCATCATGCACATCGTCAGAACCGGGTGGTCGCCGTGGGCCAGGTTGCCGTTAAGGATGATGCTTTCAAGCTCGCGGAGAGCCGGCGACATCGACTGGAAGCCCTGCCCGAAAGGCTGGAAAACAGCATCATCGCCCTCAAGCTGATCGTCCGTGAAGCCTGCCTTCTGCAACCATGGCTTCAGGTGCCTGAAATTCCACCGGTCGAACGCAATCTTGCGGATATCCATCTCTTCGAACCGGTCGCGCAGATAATTCGCAACGAACTCGTAGTCGACGGTTCTGCCGGGTGCAGCCTCGAGATGGCCATCCTTGTGCCACACGTCGTAAGGCACACGGTCGGCCTTCGCCTTTGCTCGGATCCCGTCGCCGGGCAGCCAGAACGTCGGCTTTACGTGCCAGATGGTCTTGCCGTCCTGCTCTTTCGGCGCCATGAGCACCAGAGCAGTCAAGTCGCTCACCTCAGAAAGGTCGAGCCCACCAAAGACAGGGAGACCATCAAAGTCCACAACTCGAGCGTTGCATGCTCGCCAAATAGCCGGCGACACAAACGGAGCATTGGCATCGATCCTTTGGTTGAGATGGAGCCAACGGAAGCTAGCCTCTTCAGTCGGCATACGTGCCGCGCGCTCCGCGTCGTCGCGAACCGACGAAACGGACTTGAACTTGCCAAGCGCAGGGTTCGCGGCTTTCCACGCTTCCTCGTCGAGGACGTCGCAATCAGCCGGAGCCGTGTAGAGGTGCGAAACCGTTCGTGGTGCTTTTGATGTCTCGGCATCGTCCAGCCATCGCGAAAAGAGGTCGCCGTCAGTCGCTGCCTGCGTTGATATGGCGAAGATCATCGCCTTGTCGCCGTAGGCACCTTGTGAGGTGACTATCGCTTCGACGAAGTCGTCGTGCGGGCCTTTGATCTGGCCGACCTCATCGAGGATGGCGACCAGTGGCGAACCGCCGTGCGCGCTCTTGGCTTCCGCTGAGCTGGCTCGGTAGACGACGTTCTTGCGCAAGCCGACAATCATCTTGCCGGACGGGACGATGCGATACAGCCCTTTCAGGCGTGGCGACATCATCAACATCTTGCTGGCGTAGTTGAACACTTCCGCCGCCTGGTCGCGAGAACGCGCGCCCGACATGATGCGGCTGTTCGGGAACGCCTCAGGGCCAATAACATGGCCGAGCAGAAGGCAGGCGATGGTGGCCGTCTTGGAGTTCTTACGCGCTATCGACAAATACGCTCGCGACGTGCCGTTCGGATTGTCATAGACCGACAGGATGAAGGCCACCTGGAAGTCCAGCAGCCTGATCGGCTGCCCGACCAGCGCGCCCTCTGGCACGACCAAATATTCCTCGATGAAACGGCACATCTTCTCGCCGCGTGTGAGCTCCGACGTCGGTAGTCCGCGCCAGTCGCGCAGAACCGGGATCGGGCCGCACTTGATGGCGCCGACCACGGCTTCCGAAAGCATTCACAACCTCAATCAGGCTAGGAGTTCGTCATCCACGCTCGCACCCGCCTCAATCTCCTTGGCCTGGTCGCGACGCTTGGCTGCATCCCTCGCCTCGCCCTGTACAGCGCGTGCATGCAGCGCCAGAGACCGGCGGAACGAAAGGATGGAAGAAGCGTGCATCTGGACCACGGACTTGCGCGGATTGGCCACGGGCGTGCCTTTTTCGGTGACTGCGACTGAACCTTCGGTGCGGAGAAGGTCCTGCTCCCTCACAAGGTCGGCCATCGTGCGAGCAAGCATCGCGGCGATCTCAAGCTGGTGCGATGACCAGTCGGCGCGGGCGTACTCGGCAATGACGTTCTTGAAAAATGGGACATCGCCGTCGTCGAGCGGCACGTTCTCGGGAAACTGGATCTCCTCAGATGCCGCAGATGCGATCCTTATGGCCTCATCAACGCTGTCGATGCGGCTCTTCTTCTCAGACATGCGGAATCCCCTCGCGCACGCGCGCTTGCGCACGCGCTAGGCAAAAAACTGTGTTTGCATTTGAATTGCGTTACCCCACCGGTCCTGCGGTGGTCGGTCGGCTACTTTTGAGGCACCCCTACCCACCGACCTCCACCGGATATCCATCAACGCCAATCACCACAGCCTGCTGTCCTCGCTCGATGCGAGCCTTCAGCTTGTCGTGGCATGGAGCGCATAGTGATTGCAGGTTGTTCGGGTCGTAGAACAGGTCCATCTGGCCACGATGCGGCTCGATATGGTCACACACCGTTGCCTCAGTAACGTCCTCTATGGCCAAGCAGAACCGACACAGGGGCTCGGTAGCAAGCTGCGCCTCACGTAGACGCTGCCAGCGTGCGGTCTTGTAGAGGCGACGATAGAGAGCGGCCTCGGCTGAGCGGCTGTAGGGTTTGGGCATTGGTGTTGCCTCAGTTGACTGAGACTTCCTGCTGGGAAATTGATTGAGATTTTATCGTTGCCAACGTCGATTTCTTGCGCCGCAAGGCAAGTGATCCCGCAACTCCAAACCCCACACCTAATACAATTGCCGCAGGGCTAACCACAGACGACAATATGGTTGCGGGCGCCGTCATTTCAGCTTGGAAGGCCACATTAACCCAAGTAGAGATCGCGAACGATATGAGGCCAGACATTATTGCAAAGCATGCCGAGCTGAGTCCGTTCATAAACGAAATATCTTCGACCTCATGCTCATGTATTGCAAGCACTCTCACATTCCTCTGTACGTAGTTGTTAACTACGATAGACCCTGACGAAAGCTGCGGTTGCGTCGATGAAAACGGGTCACTCATGCAGAGTTCTCCTCTGCGACTGTCAGGGTCAATTGTCTGTAGTGATCACCAACAGTATGAACGGCGAGGGAATAGCGTAGTTTCCATGCTCCTGGCCTTGGGTGCGAGGTTGCGGTGGTTGCTATCATCGATCCGGAAACAGCAGTTCCAAGCGCGCTCCCGAAACTGGACAGGATAAGCTGGAACTTTCCGTCAGAGAAGGAACTAGATACACTCGGTTTGCCCGTGCCATCGTTCATGAAACGAATCAATATCCGTAGCCCGTAATCGCCTTCCACCAGAATCGAATTCTCGTCCTTACCTAGAAGAACTGTCTCGGTAATGATTGCTTTTCTGCCATCAATCGTGATCATGCCATACCCCCGCTTTTCGGGGTGACATTACACGCAACGGAATTCTTGTCAAAGTAGCAAAAGCGGCCCGCTCAACCAACCAAGGGAACGGGCCGCACGATCACCATGCAAGCGGAGGAGAACGCGCATGGGATTGGGAAACAAGGAATGACTGGGAAGCCCCAATCTTCTCAGGAGTTACAATTTCCTGCCTTGCTGGTTGGTTGCGGAGGTGAGATTTGAACTCACGGCCTCCAGCTTATGAGGCTGACGAGCTACCAGACTGCTCTACTCCACGTGATAGTTACCCGCTACGTTCAGCGGCTGCACCGAATGCAGCATGACGGCGGGGCGACCTCAGTCGCGCCTCAGTGGGGATAGGTGTTTGCCTATCCCCTTCATAAGAGTACGCAACAGCACGCCACAAAAAGGCACATGCTATGCAGTTTTTTTGTGCTTTTCCGTCAGCGACAAAATTTCTGCTAGTTCGAGAAGGGCTGCCTTACCTGCCCTGTCTGCGTAACCTTCACTGTATCCGAGACGCAAGCCGATCGACTTCAGTGTTCCTGAAGCCGCCACTTCCTCGATGACCGAAGCCGCACTGCTCTTTCGATCCTCTGGCGCATCCCACATGATCGCCCCTTCCGAAGAGTTCCCTGACGGGCTTGATACGCCGCCGAGAAATCCTGCGCCGTCCGCAGGCACTAGAGGCCCAAAGGCAATCGGCACAGGTATGTCTTTGGCTTGCTTAGTTCCATCGACGCCAAGCGAAGTGAGAAGAGCACGTGCTGCCTCAACGCCTGGAAGAGGATCGTACATTGATGCGATGGCCGGCTCTTTCGATATCGATCGGTGCAGGTGATCTGCATCGAATGGTGATTTGGTCGTCGGTTTGGTTTCCAGGTAAAACGAAATCTTGCGGGTCTTCTGCGACTTGTCCTCTGTGCTCCTCGGTCGATCTGTCGGCTTGAGCTTTTTGCCCTTCTTCGTGACACCCCACTCCGTCAGCAAACCGTCTCGAAATTTCAGCCTGCCAAGCGTTACGTGGCACGATCTACCGTGGCGTTCGTAGGTCTGGGGTACTGATTTACCATCATCGTCTTGACTGGCGGCAATCAGTTCGCCGACCGTGGGGCGGATCTCTTGTCGTGTAGGCTCGACATCCATAAACCAGTTCGCGGCCTGCCTTGGAAGGGCTCCAGCAACAGCCGGCGCTAGATCTGGATGATTGTCCCAAAGCCACCGTAAAGCGGGCAGCGTTCCTCGGTACCTTGGGGGTGGTTCTTTTTTCGGCTTGTTGTCGTTCGCGGCTAAGCGGGTTTTGGATTTTGGTGCTGGCGTTTCATTCGACAACGCAAAAAGCTGCTCTGCAAGTGATCCATGTCTGGCCATATCCGTCTCCCCTGTGGTGCTGGCGCTTGGCATTCGCACAGCTGTAATATAGACAATTTCCACAAATTTGTCAAGAATTACGACGCTACTGCGGTTGGTTGTCGTTGGCAGCTTCCAGCAGCCAGGACTTAACCAAGGCAACAGATTTCTCGGCCGCTTCGTCTGTCGTCGAGACCTTCACCGTCAACACCGGGTGCCCTAGCGCCTCTAGCAGTGGGTGCCTTTCCTTTTGACTATCCGTCAGCCTGCCTAGCTTCCCTTTGTACTCGATGAGCCTGAGAACGCCGTTGGGCAGGTAAATGCGCAGGTCGGGATCCCCAGCCGCAATGCCGGTAGCCTCAGCCTTCACTGCGGCATTGCCGCTGCGATAGTCGCCGTTCATGTCGGCCGCTATGGTGAAGCTCGGAATGCCTGCCGACGTGTTGGCAATGACCATGTCTGCATCCTTGGCATAATTGTGCAGCGCTTTGAGAGCGCGCACCGCGGCGGCTTGGAGCTGCCATTCGAGTACGGGTGCCTCTTTGACTGTGACCTTGCCGGCTGCGCTCGTTCTGATGACGACACGCTTGCCGTTGATACGGGTGGTTTGGGTGGTGGTTTTTTTGTTGCGGGTCATGATGGTCTACTTGTGGTGTGGTTGATGGCTGGTGAGGCCAAAACTGACTATCCAATTCCTCAACCCCTTTTATATAGACCCCCTATAAGTACCTATTTTAAGGTATCTATATAATGCGTTGGATAATTGGATAGTTCTATATATAGTGTATATAAGGCATTGTATTAATTCATCTTTTCGGAATTCTAATTATCCAAGAGCACCTTGGAACTTTCCGGGATAATCGGCGTCGTTTTTTAATTATCCACGGATAATTCCAAGGCCCGGAAAGATGATCTAGGAAGGTCGGCAGCATAGCAAAAAGGGGCCGAAGCCCCTCTCATGCCACCCACAAAAACCTTCGCGTCTTCGGGCCTGATTTCTCGTTCTTGTTCGCCACAACAGAGCCGCCCGCTATCAAGTCTTTGATGATATCCTCGCGCTGCCATGCCTCGATCGCCTTGCAGCGATCAAGCATCCTGCCCTCCGTCAATCCCTTCTTGCCTGCGTTGCGTATCAGCCCCTGTATCTTCTTGTAGTTCGCTTCTCGCTGGTTGTCGGCAAGACGATCGCCGACCTCAGCCAGCATTGCGGCAGCGCACGTCCATGCGACCGTAACCGCCCACTCAAAGACCTCCTCCGTTATGATGGGGGCCACTGGATCGCGCCCAACAGCAACCACGATCGAAAGCTTTATGGCGTTCTCGATGATGCGTCGGAAGAATGGCTGTGCTTCCGGGGCTACAGCACGTTCCTTCTCTTCGATGGTCTCTTTAACTGATCGCAGAATACCCTCAGCATCAGGCGTCCATGGGATAACGTACGGCTTCACCTCCTTGCCGCCAGTTTCAGCCACATAGCCAGCTTTGCCGAGGTCGCTGCGCTTCTTGGCAACATCTATGCCAGCGACAGCCGCCATCCGCTCCATAAGCAGATACGGAACCTCTCGTACGGTCTTCAAGGGCTTCACGACCTGCGGCTTGTCGCCTTTGATGTGAAACAGGATCAATCGCGGCAGAAGACCATCCTCAGCGCTTGCAGAGGAAAGCGCAGACCAGAATTGCTCCGGCGTCGACGTGCCATGAACACACAAAATCGGATTGTAAATCCGCTTCGGTGGCGTTCCGCGATAGGCCGCGCCCTCGAAGAATGTGGAGCTGGCTGAGTAGTAATCGCGCAAGTCCGTCGATATCGCGCGTTGGTGACTTCCCGCTTTGCGGTCGGTGATGTCCCTTACAAAACCGCCGAACTCGTCGATCATGCAGTTCACAGATTTATTCTGCTCCAACACTTCGCGAAGAGCCGATGCCGACATGATACGGGCCGGGCCGCTGTACTTCTCGAATACACCCTGATCTGACATGAGCAACCGCTTGATCTGGGACCGTGCGTGTTCCTTGCCAAAACCAGAATCAGCGAGCGCAACGGTATAGATATTGGGGCGAGTATCGCGGCTTGTTGTCGAGTAACGCGCCCCGCAAAGGCTCGCAACAAACGGCAAAACCGCCGCCATCGCAAGCGCGCGACACGGCTGTTCTGCGGACGACACAATCCAGTCGATAAGATCCTCGACTAACCCGCCTGGATACGTCAGGCTTTCCAGATCAGCGATCGCTTCAAGCTTGTATTCTGGTGGCTCGTCTTCCTCCGGGGCGGCGGGCTGCTCGTCGTGGATCGTGGCCCCGAAATTCGAAGAACGCTCGGCATCCTTGCGCAGCTTGTTCGCCACCATTTGATCAGCAGGTAGCTCTGGCGTGTCATCTCTATATGATGTGCGCTCAGGAATAACACGAGGGTTCAGCTTACCTGCCTCCAAGCCGTTGTCGATCGTATTGCAGCACTGCGTCCAGTCCCTGCCCCATCCGCGGGCAACATCCTGAAGCAGATTGCGCGCCTCACTCTCACCAAGTGCGCCGGCGCCAACTACAGTTCCTAAAGCATAAGCAGCCTTGTTCAGCCGGTTGTTGCGGCCCGCACCCATTGGAACTGCGGCGGTTTCCTCAAGCTCCGCGCGGATGAGTGCATCTATGTACGCGTCATTGCTGCCAGGCTGGTATGAATAGTCGCTTGGCGGCGAATGGATGACCGACGGCAGAACGAGCTTTAGAAGCCAATCGGGCGCGTCCGCAAGCGGCGGCAACCCTTCGCCATCGTAATCGATCCACGTGTATTCGCGACCGTCTGCCGTGCGGCTGCCGGGGGCAATCACGTATCCACCGGAGCCACGCACGTCGAGGCCTGCGCCAAGACCGCCACGGTTCCGGACACTTGGGACATGCTTGAAATAGTAGTGTGTTCCGCCACCCGCTGTCTTGGCTTTAGCTGTATCGGGCAACGAACCGTACTGGTCTTCAAGGCGAGCTAGTGTTTCGTAGCCATTGATGATGTTGCCATTCTCGTCCTTGTGGACGTCAACATCCAGCACCCATGCGCCGAGCTGCTCGCCTGTGGGGATGCCGACCATGGCTGTGGGATGGCTGTCCCACATACGACCAACAAGCGATCCATTCGTCCTTGCGCCTTTGAAACCGTTGGAAAGTAGCGGTGTCTTCGATTTCAATACGGTGAATTCGCCAGTCTCCGGATCGTAATGATCAGTGACCTCATCGGCCGCGCGGCACGGGAACACTGGAACGCCGTGATATACGTAGGATAGAGCCAGATCTTTTGGTGTGGTCATGCTGCTCTCCATTCCTGATCGCATCGATAGTACAACGTGTCTCTTTCTTGCCCAGACATGGTCTGAATGATCCTTACGTTCGGATCGATCCTTTCGAATAATTGAGTACAGCCCCACATGTCGCAGCACCCCCATCTTCGATGGCTAAAATTCCCGCCTTGCTGATGAAATCGTAAGAAACAAAATGAGCGTAGCACTGCGTCTCATCGTGGAACGGGGCTACATCAAGCGGCGTTTGCAATGGGTGTCTCCTGATTGTCGTTGGCTGGCATGAACCGCGCGATGCGCTGACCGAGCCAGACGAACTTTGGCACTGCCCAGCTGTTGCCGAGAGCTTTGTAGCGTGGGCCGTCCGGACTCGTTGGTTTTCCGCGCCATGGGATGTCGGTGTAGTGGTCGGGGAAGCCCTGTAGACGCTCACACTCGACGGGGGTTAGGCGACGGACGGCTGAGCCCACCATGGCGGCCTGATGCCCTCCTCCATTGGTGTGGCTGTCCTTATGTCCCATTGCCCGCTGAGTGCCCGCGATTTCACCGACACCAAAGCCGCTTTGGCCTGACGCCTTGCAATCGAAAGCTAGAACGTGTGGCTTGTCACCACCACCTTGGCTCGCACGCAGTGCATTCGCAATATCGCTACCTAATTCTGCTGTTGCTCCGCCATCTCTTCCCCTGATTGCGACTGTCAAGCATACCGAAGCGTGGGTTCTCCTAGTGAGCGTAGGGTTAACTCCATCAACGGCTGGAGTTTGCTGAGACATATTTGCCTCGAACGCTATGGGCTTGCCAACCGCCACCATTGTCGTAGTTTCATAGTCCTGCGAAGAACCTTCGCGCGTTGCGACGCAACGCGCTATTTCTGGCGCGAATACCGCAACAACCGGATCCTGACCGCGCGTGTCCCCAGTCCGCTCTATTCCCCGGCCGCTGCTAACAAGGCTTGGTGCAACTGGGTGGGTAATACTTTTCCCCGCTTCTCGGCTCGGTGGAGTATCCCGGAACATGCTTTCGGGCTCAAAAAGAACCGCTGCGGGATCTGCCCCGTTTCCAAAATCTGCGACAACGAGCACACGGCGGCGTCGTTGGGCCACTCCGAAAAATTGCCCATCTTTGACAGCCCACGCGGCCCGTCCTTTAGGTCCAGAGACCATACCGTGACGAGGCCACTTTCCTCCTCTCGGTGGTTCGATGGGGGAATCAGCGCCCACAAGTCCGCCGAGGAAGCAGCCGAAGGCGTTGTCTTTGGTGCTGAGAACGCCGACGACGTTTTCCCAGACGACGTTCCGAAGTCCATTGTTAGCTGAAAGCTCATGCGCAAGCCTCACGAATTCGAGTGACAAGTTACCCCGCGCATCGGCGAGAGATTGACGAAGGCCAGCCACGCTAGATGCCTGGCAAGGTGTACCGCCGGCGAGAATGTCCACGCGGCCCAAGGTCTTGGCGTCGATCTTGGTGAAGTCGCCAAGGTTCGGAACGTCCGGATAATGGTGCTTCAGCACAGCCGACGGGAATTTCTCGATCTCCGAGAATGCCACGGCTTTCCAGCCGAGTGGGTGCCAAGCAACCGATGCTGCTTCGATGCCGGAGCAAACCGACAAAAAGCGCAGTCCGGTGTGGTTGTCATTTGCATGCTGCATCTTGCCCTCCATCAAAACGGCGCCTCGCTCAACGCCGCCCGCAGCCCCCGCGCACAGCCCTCCCACGCCGCCTTGACCATCATGCGCTGCATGAGCTCATCGAAGTGCGACAGGTCCGTCACGCCATGCTCGGCGATGTACTCACCGACGGCATCGACGCCGGCATCCAGGGCGCGCAGCTCGTAGTCGTCGAGGCGATCGATTTTCTTATAATTGTCGATGCCCACGGCGCACCTCCGGCAGATGTAGTGGGGGTCTTTGTCTCGGCCGTTGGCGTTCACGCCGATACCGAAGGCGTGCATGCCACAGACAAAGCAGGTGGTCGGGTTGTGGTCGGCGTCGACCGTTGGTGTGTGCTGGCGTGGGGTGGTTGGGAGTTTGGTCATGCTGCCACCCTGGCAACAGCATGATTGTCATTGGCAGCAGAGAAGAGATCAGCCACCGGCTGCTCTTTCGTGCCCAGCGACGCGATATTCTTCACCGCCTGGCGGAAGTAAGAAGGCTTGAGCTCAAAACCGACACCCTTGCGGCCCATCTCGACGGCAGAATAGACTTCACTGCCAATCCCAAGGAATGGCGTCAGCACCGTCTCGCCGGGCAGGCTCCAAAGATCAATGCAACGTTCGATCACGTCCAGCTGCAAAGGCGAGATATGCTGCTCATCCTGCTCGTCGCGGGCGGATCGGTATTGCAGCGTGCGTGTTTGGCGAATGTCGCTCCAAACCGGCGACGCGTAGCGCTGCCAGACGAATACGGAACGCCACTGCTCGAAACTCCATGGCGGGCGACCATCGGCGATTGTCTCTGCGGCGTGACGGTCATAGGCCTCGCGGCTGATGTCGAGACTTTCATCACCCACCCACATGTCAAACATGCCATCGACCGGATCCGGATTATCGCCAGGCTTGCGGAACGATACGATGTAGTCGGCAAGTCCCTGCCCGCTGATGCAGCTGTCCTTCGTGATCTGCTTGTGCAAAAGGCGAATGGATTTGGTGCGCTGCTGAGCAACTACCGGGTCTTTCCAGATGCAGACTTCGGAATGAAAGATCCATCCGGCGTCCTCATAGGCGCGAATGATCTCGCCGCGGAAATCTCGCATGCCGATAAAGCCGTTTCGTCTCTTGCTTGTCGGCAACTGCATGCAGTGAACCGAGTGGATGCGTCCTGGCTTCGTCACGCGCAACAGCTCCTGAATAAGGAACGCGTAGTGCTCCCAAAACGCGCCGCCCTCATTGTTGCTGATATCGCGATCAAAGCTCGAGAACTTGTAGAGACCTTCGAACGGCGGAGAGTGGATCCCGAAGTCCACGCTGTCGCCAGGGATCGCACGGATGAGCTCGCACGAGTCGCCCTCGTAGATGGCGTAGTCGTTGGTGATAACCTGGTTCACGGCGTTGATGTCGGCGGTCAAGGCCGCAGTATTCTGTGCGTTCGTCATTATGCGGCACCTCCTAGCCATGATGGGATTTGCATCGGGATTTTCGGGTCGTAGATGGCCTTCTCACGCGCCTGCGAATTGATCGCCTGCTTGGTGATATTAGCTGTGTGGAGCACCATCGCTGCGGCCATGCGGTCGGCGTCAGCCTCCTTGCGCTTCAGGTTAGCAACCACTGCGCCTTCGGTCTCAGCGGCAATAAAGTGAGCCGTGACCTCTTTCTGCTGTCCAAATCGGTAGAAGCGGCGAACGGCCTGATAGATCTGCTCGAAGCTGTCGTTGAGGCCGACGAAGCCGGTGTCGGCGCAGTGCTGCCAGTTCATGCCAAAACCGGCGATAGACGGCTTGGTGACCAGAACGCGGATGCGACCTTCGCTGAAATCGATCAGCTTGCGCTCCTTCACGTCCTCCTTGTCTGAACCGCGCACTTCGACCGCACCAGGAATGGCCTTGGTCAACGCCTCGCTCTCGGCGTTGAGGTTGCACCACCACACAAAAGGCCTGTCCGTCGGCGTCATCGCGGCCGCGAAGGCAACGCGATCCTCTACGCTGTCCCGGCGGGCCTTTATCCGCTCTTGGAGCGTCGATGCACGGCCGCCCACGAGGTCACCGACAGCAACGGGAGCTGTCACCGTGTGATGAATTTGATGTAGTGCCGGCAGCAGATAGGCGCCATCATCGTAGCCGAGATCCGACGGCTTGCGCAGCATAACAGCCCATGACGCCGTCCATCGCCAGAAGTCGTTCTCGGCGTGACCTTTCAACCGCCACTTCTGCGTTTCTCCGCCGTCGTGCGTGAAGAACGTCGCGAGCATGTCGGAGTAGGACATGATGCCGAGAAACTCGGCGTGGTTACCTAGCTCCATGAAATCGTTTGGAGCCGGCGTCGCTGTCGCTGCCAGCCTGAATGGTATGCTGTGGCAAGCCTCGACAAGCTCGTTGCGGTAGTGGCCAGTCTCGGATTTCAGAATGCTGCTCTCGTCGAGGATGACGCCAGAAAACTGCGACAGATCGAAAGCATCGATCTTCTGATAGTTCGTGACGTTGATGCCTGGGCCAATGTCTGACCGCGAGCGCACATGTCTTGCGGGAATTCCGAATTTCTCGGCCTCGCGCACCATCTGCGCCGCAACGGCGAGCGGGGCGAAGTGAAGGATATCTCCTTTTGTCGCCGAATTGACCGCCTGCCCCCAGGCAAGCTCCATAAAGCTCTTGCCAAGGCCGGTGCCGGCGAAGAGAGCGGCACGGCCACGCTTGAGCGCCCATGTCACAATGTCGCGCTGAAACGGGAACAGGACAGATGGAAGAACTGGAATCTCGGTTAGACCCGTCGGCGGGTCTAGAATTGCCTTTTTAGCCAAGAACGCAGCATAGGCGTTCGCTTGCGCACTGGGCGCAACGTTCATGTTCATATTGTCTCCTCAGACTGTGGTGTTTCCGCCGAAGCGGAAGCCGCGTTGGTGGCGCGGCGGGTGGTGTGGTAGTGTCGGTCACAAAATTGGGGGCCGCATGTTACTCAAGAAGTCAAACGTTTACCGCAGAGGCGCAGGCGCAAGCCGCCGCGAAACGACCGAGATAGACGCAGATTCGCATAATCCGGGCACCGGCGACAAGGACATGGGTCTCGCGCTGACTTTCGACATGGGGACGCAGCAAAAGCGAGAGAAGCTTGCCGTTTTCATCCACAATAGCGACTTCGCGCTTCTCGCATCGTTAATGATCGAGGCCCATAGAGACGTCGCTATCGAAGCATTCGGTAACGCGCTGGCTAAGTCCAAGCCGCAAGACTAAGCCACCCTCACCGACAACTGCTCACCCGCCTCGCCCATCTTAGCCCCCGGCACTTCTGTGCCAGCCTTGAGAAGGTCGGCGATGGCCTTCTTGTCCGGCGCGGTGGTGATCTTCACAACGTTGGACGGCAACAGCGCCTCATCGACAATCTCAACCGCCGCAGCCTTCTTGCCGATCGAGATCGTTGCTTCGGCCAGCGGTACCCGCTGCACGCCGGCAGCCTTCAGCAGCCTGAACATCAGGCTGCGCATGGCTTCCTTGCGGCGCTCGGCGCGCGACTTGCGCGCTTGCAGGTCGGAGATGCGGAGTGCAACTGACTTTGCCAAGCTGTCGGCGTCGCGCTCGCCGTTGACAAGGCGCGTCAGGACGGCGTGGAAGTTGGTCTCGCCTTCAAGCATGTCTGAGCGCAGTTCTTCGTCGGCTTCGAGCTCCGGATATGCGGCCAGCATGTCGGCGAAAAGCGCTTCGAGGTTGGCGACGTCGGCGGCTAGGAAGTTGTCGTTGGCTGGTTTGGTCATGCTGCGGCTCCGACGACACGATAAGCGGTTATTTGGTCGCGCTTAGGACGGTCACTGTCCCACGCCCACATGTCAGCGCGCGCAGGCTCTTGATCGGGGCCGAATTCGGCTTGAATTACAACAAGCGTTTCGCCGGGGACCGGGCAGTCTCCGCCCTTCCATTCGATCCAGCCTTCCGCAGCCTTCTTCTCGGCGGCCACGATGTCTGCGTTCGTGGCCATGTTTTCAGGATGAAAGCTCGCGACAAAACCTGGGTAATAATCATCGACATCATCAGTCCCGACTTCGAGAACGACCTTACCGGTAATCATATCAACCAATTCCAAAACATCATCCGCGTTGCCATATGCTCCCTCCGTGCGATGCCGACCGAGAACATCAACAGGTGGGAAAACGTTCTTCATCGTCGCGTCGTTAGCGACGGTCAAATTACGCATGGAGCTGCGGTATCCGTCATTCGGATCTTCGATTGCGATATAGACCACGCCGTCGAGCCGGAACCGGCATACAGAGCAATCTTCGTACTCGTCGCCATAAATTTCTTTGACTTGCTCGTTGTCGAAGTCGACAGCGTCAAGTCTTCTTTTCCCGATCAAGTCGGTCAATTCCGTCATATCTATCTCCTCAATGTGGTGACGCCATTGGTGTGGCGTAGGATATTAAACTAAACCGTTTTTACAAATTTGTCAAGACTTGCGCCCCAGTCAAAAAGGCACGTCATCCCCCATCAACACCCGCCAATCCTCTTCTTCCGCGGGCGCATTGTCATTCGCCGGCGACACGCGATTATCGTTCGTAGCCACCCATTCGCCCACCTTGAAGTCCACGACGTTCCAGTACTTTTTGTTCGGAACGACCGATATTTCTGCTGTCGGCTGCAGTTCGGACTGACGTTTCAGAAACTCAAGCGGCGTCGAAGGGAATGGCGTTTTTCCGCCGTGCGCACGCCACCACTTATCTGCCTTGGTTTTCGGGAATCCCTTATGCCCAGGGCAGATCCATTCATTTATGGCGGTGTATCCAACCAAATAGATACACTTGATGCTGTCCGGCTTGCCGTCCTTTCCCGGGTGTAGCTGGAAGGTGCGGTCAGTCACAGCGCGCCAATCTTCTTCGGCAACCGTAGCAAGGATTGCTACGTCAGTCGGTCGCGCCGTGAACTTCGGTTTCTCCTCAAAGATGAACTCGGTACCACAATTCGGGCAGACACGCGCACCAGCCGCCACTATCTCCTCGCACTGCATGCAAATCTTGATCGGCGCCTCACCCTGACCGCTTCCCGGTTTTTTTGGCGTAACGCAATCGACCGGCCCATGACGTTCGATGTTGCCAGCGAAGTTCATGTAACGGGTGTTTGGTTTCGGTCCTGCAGCGATAGCCGCGTGGCGTTCCTCCTTCGTATCCAAAGGCATGCCCCGGGCATAGATAACGCGAGTGCCGCGGCCGGCACGCTGGACGTAGCGGTTGGTTGATTCTGTAGGCGCCATGTCGACGATGAGGTCGATGCAGGGAATGTTCGTGCCGGTAGAGAGGACATTGTCATTCGTGCAGCCCCAAAGCTTACCTGACTTCAGGTCGGAGATGATTTGGCGTCGCTCACCTTTTGGTGTCTTGCCGCTCAGAACCTCACATGTCAGGCCGTTCGCGCGAAACTCATCGCGAACATGAGTAGCGTGCTCAATACCGTTGCAAAAGATAACCGCAGTCTTCCTGCCCTCGGCACGAACGGCCGCCATGACCTCAGCGACAGCGGCCTTCGTCAGTTCCTCCTTATCTGTCGCTTTCGCCAGATCGGACTTCTTGAAATCGCCGCCGAGGCGATGGACGCCAGTCATGTCGTATCGCGTCTCGACAGGTTTGCTGGTCAGTCGAGTGAGATAGCCATCATCAATCCCCTGCGCGATCGTGTAGGTGTATACGACACGATCAAACAACCTATCATCACCCTCATCCAGACGGCCGGAATCGAGGCGGTACGGGGTCGCCGTAAAGCCAACGATCTTCATGTCTGGATTGATCTCCATGAGCGCCGCAATGAGCTTGCGGTACATCGTGTTACCGTCATTCGGCACAAGATGCACCTCGTCGATCTCAAGCACATCGACGTGGCCGATTTCCTGCGCCTTGTTCCAAACCGTCTGCAGTTGCGCGAACAGCAGCTGAGCCTGCGCGTCGCGCCTATTGAGACTGGCAGCGTAAATACCAGCTGGCGCAAATGGGCAAAGGCCGATGAACTCCTTGAAGTTGCTCTCGATGAGCTCTTCGACGTGCGTCACCGACATGATGCGGAGATCGCTCCATCCTTCGAGTAGACGCTGATTGAGCATGGCCATAGTTCCGGACTTGCCAGTACCGGTCGCCATGTCAACGAGCGGATGGCCTGCCTCTTCCTGCCAGTAGTCAAAAATAGCATCGACAGCCTCGACTTGATAGTAGCGGTGAACGAAGGTCATGCCACCTCCATCAGAAGCCCCCGCAGCCGCGAGCGCTCCTTCTCAACGATCTGGCGCACACGCTCGCGGCTGATGCCGTGCTGTCGGGCAATCTCCTCCAAGGTGTCACCCATGGCGAGCCGCATTGTCATGTCACCGGCGCGACCAGCCAGCAAGCTGACTACCTGCCCGGCGTGAGCCACGTCCGCCTGATTTGCGCTCGTCTCGGCAATCTCGTACGCGCGCCCCTCTGGCATCATTTGCAGGCGCTTCTTTGATCGCGAGTTTTTGTCAATCCCGCGCATCTGCCAGTAGATCCAGTTCCACATTTTATCCGTTGCGCCACGGAAATTGGTCCAGTGCTCCAAGCAATAGGCTATGGTGTCGGTGACGATGTCGTCAGCTTCGGAGCCTCTGTATCCTAGCTTGCTGGCGAGCTTACGCATGCCAGGCATGTACGCGATGAGGGCGGCATCGAAAGACGGCGGACGGTTGTCGTTGGTGGCATGCATGGTGGTCTCCTCATGTGGTGATTCAGGCGTTGGTGGCGCCATCAACGTAAATTGTGCCATCCGGACGACGGTAAGTGATGGTCTCATTTTCCTCCGAGCAATCGATTTGCTCGTACCCGACAAGGATGGCGGGGATGTTCAGATGAGCTGGGCAACTTTCCTTCTGCTCATCGAAAGAGATTGGCTTGGCCCAACGTGCGCAGCTCCAATGACCATTACCGCCCATCTCCGGCGTGCTGTGCAGGCAGGTACGGCAACTCACGCGTGGCCACTCCTCGCCCCAGCACACAGCAGCCTGTTTGCAGAATATGCCGCGGAAGTCGTCGCGCTTCGTGCAAAGGCGAGTTGGCGGCTCATCAGACGTAATGATGCGCTCCAAGCGCGACAGCAGCCGGATACAGTATTCCGCATCATATTCGATGCGCTCGGAATATCGCTCATCTGTGTTCTTGTTCACAATGAGATAAAGGCCGCGCGACAGGCTGAAGTGGTGCATTCCAAGCTGAACCTGCGCATAGTGCAGCGGCTTGCTTGTTTTGCAGCCCTTGGCCACAACCTCCTTGAAGCTTTTGTCGTTCGAGCTCTTGAACTCGCAAAGATGCTCGGTGCGCGGCGCCTCCGGTACGCCTACAGCGCGCCCATCGATCTTGCCGCGCACATGGCCAGAGATGAGCCGAATACGGTCCTGCTGGCCTATGACTTCGCAGCCAATTCGCTCAAGGTCAGCGACCAGCCGTTCTTCCCACATGTCGCCAGTGCGGAAAATGCTGATCTTCTTGCCGTCTGGGCGTTCTGGTGCAGAGCACCAACGGAATATGAACCAGAGCGCCCTGTCGCACTCTGTCGCAGCCACGCCAACGCTGATGCCAAGGCTGTCATAGTGTTCATTCGTTTGTTCGTAAGCGCGGTATATGGCCGCTACAGTGGACGATGTGGGTTTGGGGAGTGGGGCCATTATGACCCCACCTGATGCCCAAGTGCCTCGGCGAAATATCCGCCGACTGGATCCACCTTCGCCACCCCATCTCGCATCAGATATGCGCCATGGGCGTGTTCAATTGATCGATACTTCGGGGCTAAGGTACGTTCCAGCATGAGAAGGCCGCCCTCTACGTCACCGCGCTTGATGGTTTCAATAGCTTCAACGATGAGCTTTTTCACTTCTCTATCCATCACGACACCCGCAGCGGCATAAGAACGCCGTCCCAGTTGTCATTTTCGCCGGTGATCACAGCAGGCGACATAGTTTCCGATAAGGCGAACTTTGCCTTACCGGGCGGCAATGCATGCAGCATGTCTCGGAGGTAGAGGCTGTTCAGACCGTACTCTATTGGCTCACCACTATATTCGGCCGCTACTTCGTCGGCTGCTTCGCCAGCCTCAGACCGCGCAGAAAACTGGATGGCACCTGGCGCGATCGACAAACGGACGCTTTTGCTCTTTTCGCTGCTGACGGTAACAACGCGATCTGCGGCGCGCATCATCTCGTCGCGGTCAACGGTGAACACCTTGTCGTTCTGCTGTGGAATGACGCGCTCATATTCCGGATAAACGAGGCCGATGAGCTTAGTGATGATGGAAATGTCTTCGCCAACCACGCGCAACTTTTCTTCGCTCACGCCGATGGTGACGTTTCCTTTCGGAATGACTGTAACGGCCTTGCTTGGGATGATGATGTCTTCGAAGGTGGGCGCTTCTTCGCCAGATACCCGCGCCAAACGATGGCCGTCAGTGGCAACTGCTACGAGCTTGCCCTTTAGCGAGCGCAACAAAACGCCGTTCAGCATCTCTCTGATATCGTTCCTGCCGGAGGCAAAGGCAACGGCGCCTAGCAGACTAGAAAGGTCAGCCGTGAATTCTTCGCCGTAATTGTCATCGCCGAACGATGGGAAGTCGCGCGCATCGAGGGTCTTGAGCGAAAACCGGCTGCGACCAGACTTCACGATGAGTTTGTCATCATCAAGTGTGATCGAGACCTCAGCCGAGCCCGCCTTCTTGGCTATATCGTTGAAGAGTTTTGCCTCGACGCAAACGTCTCCGTCGGCCTTAACGTCGGCCTCGGCGCGGGCTTCTGCGATGATGGTTAGGTCGGTCGCCGTTACCGTTAGAACTCCGTCCTTTGCCGTGAGGCGAAGGCTGGATAGAATTTCCATGATGTTTCTGCTCTCGACAACGCGGCTCACGGCCGCGATGATGCGAACCAGCTCAGGTCGACTAATCGTCAACTGCATATTCGTCTCCTCGGTGGTGGTGTGGTGGTGCCTGCCGTGGTGAGCGGCGGGCTTGATGGTATTAGGCCGCGAAAGAGAACGGCGACGGTTTCTTCGGCGGCTCGTAGTCGATCGGATAGCCGAGACCGTCCTCGCCTTCATCGTACCGGCTCTGGTCGAACTGATCGCCTTTGAGCGCAGCGATCTTCTTGAGCAGACCAATCGCGCTGCCTGGCTGTTCTTCGTTGTCGTTTGCGATCCAGGATTCCCTTCCTTCATCATCGACCGTCAACGCAGCGATGGCCGCGTCCAGAGAGAAAGGCGTGCCTTCGGTGCCGATAACGACCTTCTCGCCATAAGCGCCGCCGATCTGGTCTTTCAGGTCTTCCCAAGTGTCGATCTTCACCTTTCGACCGGCCAGCACGATCTTGAGAATGTCTCCCTTGCCGATCGTGTAGCCGCGATCCTGATACTTGAGGACGCGCGTCGCCGACGCCAGCGGGTATCGGGTGCCGGGATGGAAACGCAGGAAGCGCTGTGAATTGTGCTTCAGGAAATCGTTGTGGAATGAAAATTCGTCATTGTCGAAATCCAGCGCGCCCATGACGACGGTGAAGTCGAAAGCGTCGAAGATATCCTGTGCTGTCGGGAAGAAATCGAAGTGCATGAACTGGACGGGTGCGCCGCCATTGTGTGTGAATGTCACGGCGCGCTTAGTCGTGGATACGCACCAGAAACCGTTTTCGTAGGCTTCCGCAACAGCATATTCGAAAGCCTCACGGCTCTTGAAGTAGACATCAACGTCGTTGATATCTCGATTGGTAAAAACACTTGTCACCGCTCCGCCGGCTGCGAAAGCTCCGGGGATCGGGTAGCATTTTTCCGTGATCTTTCTGGCTTCCGCCTTGTAACTCGTCATGCAAAATCTCCTCAATTGTGGTGAGCGGGCCGCTGGTGAGGCAGCCCGCGTTGATGGTTAGCCGCCCAGCTTCATCGCGACATAGTAGGCAACCAATAGGACTAGTCCCCATACGGTTCCCACCAGTGCAAAAGCATCAGGCCAACCCATTACTTGCTGCCCCAGGGCTTGCGACCAGCACCTCCCGCAGCAGCAGCTTGCTGACGCGGCGCAGCGGCAGCAGACGGCTTGTTGTCGTTTGCGGCGGGGCGGTCCTCGTTACGCTTCTTGCCCTGCGTACCATCGCCAATCACGCCAAGCTCTGGGATTGGCTCCTTGGCATTGGCGTCATTGTAGAAGAACCGCTCGATCTGGTTTTTATCCTTGTAGAAACCGCCCGCAGGGTTTGCGTTGCCGATCTGAATGCCGACCTCGGCAACGAACGTCTTGAACAGCAGATCGTCGGTGTCCGTGTCGGCGGTGATTTCCTCGCCAACGGCACGGCCGAATCTGTCGAACATGGGCTTGCCGTACTTGTAGGCGCCGAGCTGGTAGCCGTCGGGATGAACGATGGTCCAGTACGCCCAGAATTTGCGGCCTTTGAATTCTTCAGGCTCGACGACCTCGAAGGTGATTTCGGCCTGGTAGCCGCGCTCATCCTTTGTCTTCGGCAGCTCGATGGATTCAGCCTGTAGCAGAGCATACATGTGAGGCAGGATACCGCCACCACCGCCCTGTTTCTCTGTATTTTCAAACTCGGCTTCGTAATTATTGCCAATCTTGGCCATGCGTAGTCTCCTTCAGTGGTGGTGTTACGCGCCGCGCGTAGTGGTGGTGGTTAGCGAAGGTAATAGCGGAAAGGCCCGCTACCGAATTGCGTCGATGCCTGATCGCGCCAGATGTGTGTGAGCCAAACCCAGATCAGCTGGCCGGAGCGGGTGCGCGCCTTTACGGGGCGCCAAGCGAACCACGATTCGCCGCGGAACATGGTCATGCCGCCTCCTCTTCATCAGGCTCTTCGGTAACCTGAGCCGTCACGACATCAGGCTGTGGAGGGAAGTACGCGTTCAGCGCCGCAAAGCCATGACCTTGCTTGTATTCGAGTACAGATTTCGGGATCTGATACCGATTGCCTGCGATGAAGCCGGGCCGCTCTTGTACGGCGATGTTGACTTCGCCGCCGCCTTGCCCCCGTTTCGCGGTTTTCTTGAAGCCCAGATCTTCCTTGGCGATCGACACTCGCTGATGAAGGAAGCCGATTAGATCGGAGGCATCGCAGATTGCGCTGCCCGAATCGTCGCGAAGGTTGAGCATGTATCGCGGGTAGCTGTCGGTGGTAACGCCGGGAACGGTCTTCGCTTTGACGTGCGAAATCAGAACCACATAGTACCCGGCCTTTTTGAGCTTCAAGATGAGCTTGATGAACTCAAGCCAGATGGCGTGGGCTGCCGCGTAACCCTTTCCGAATCCTGGCTCCTCGATGTCGGCCCATCCATTGCGAGCGCAGGCCTCCGCATTGATGAAGACCTCCATGCCGTCCAGTGCGTCGAGCACGAATGTTCGGCGGTCATGCTCGGCTTCAAGCATGAAGCTAATCTGGTCGACAACGTCTTCGTAGCTCTCCGAAACGCCGAACGATTTCATTGGCGCGCCGGCGCTCTGTCTCTCGCCCTCGCCGGTGCGGCAGTAGTAAGGCGCTGGCCATTCAGAGGCTAGCGTTGTCTTGCCGAGCTTCGCGCCGCCGTAAATCGTGGTGATCGGCGGATCGGTATCTGAAGTGTCTTTCAGTTCATCCCATTTGATAGCCATAAGGCCTCCTCAGTGTGGTGGTGCGGTGAAAATGATGGCTGCAATGTAGACGGCGGCTACAAAGACAATGAGCCACCGCCAATGAGCAATCAGCGCGCGAACAGACGGCAAAACAGCCACCAGAATGCGCCGAGAACGGCGATCGCAACGAGAGCGAACGGAAACAGCATGATGAGGCCGACGGCCGCTGCTGCAGTGAGTGCCGCGATGCCGCCGCGCTTCATGCCTCGGATCACGTATTTGCGTGGCGTCGGCGTGACTGGCACATGGTCGAGCGGTGGTGCCGTGATGGATTCTGTGTACCAGGGGGATGTCATCAAAACGCCCCCAGCCAAACGCCGACGCCGTGGATGATGCCGACTGGTGCCACGACGCAGCCAAAGGCCAGCAGGATCCACGCGCTTGCCTGAATACAGACGTAGACGTGCGTCACCCAAGCTGCGACTGCTGCAATGACAGCGCTGAGCGGCACAAGCGTGATGAGCGTCGCGCCAAGGATTGCGAAAGCATCCTTCATGATAGTCTCCTCGTTGTGGTGAAGTGCGGCTGGTTGGTGGCCAGCCGCTAGCGTTGGTTAGGCGGCGTTCTCGAAAGCTTCAACAGCACGCTTTGCGGTCAGCAGGTCAATGCCAGCTATTGCCCGCAGCTCCTTGATCGCGTCGATCTTGAGGCCCAGCGCCGCCATGTTCTGCCATTTGTGGTCATAAACCGGCGCGGCTTCTTCATGCGTGGCGGCAAGCGTGAACACGCCGAACTGCTGGCCTTTGTATTTCGCAGCAAGGCGCTTGGCTTCCTTCTCGGCTGCGCCGGTGGACGCGTGGACGCGTGGCATTGAGGATGGCTTGGGCTGGCCGTTTTCGATGAGGGCGACGATGATGGTGGTGGGTGTTACCAGCTCGAAGAACTCGGGTAGCCAGCCGTTCTTGGTCGATCCCGCATCATCGAAATTGACCTTGACGCTCTCGTATTTGCGGCCAAAGTGATCGGCAGAGACGACATATTCCTTTCCGGCAGTGAACTGCCCAGGATAGCTCTTCATGCACTTCACCCGATCGCCTACCTTGAACTTCGGATTGGCGTTGTCGTTGCTCGGTTTGGCCTTGGCTACGGGCTCGTCGATCCATTCGGCGACGAGGTCATTGCTGGGATTGTTAGCAATCCAGCGACTGCCGTGCTTGCCGTCCTTCTTGTACACTTTTTCGCCGGACCAACCTTCGAAAGTCGCCACGAAATCGTAGCTGTCGCCGTATCGCGCGCGTTCAACTTTAGCTTTTCGGCCGTCGCGCGTCTTGTAGAACTTGCCTGCCTCGATCTTGAGGGCGGCGGGCTGTTCTGGAGCGGTGGCCGTCGTGATGGGCTCGATGTCGCGCAGAACGAACCCTCCTTCCTCACCAGAGCATTTTCCCGATCTTAGGGTAACCAATGTGATCCCGTGCGCGTACTCAGCAGTTACGTCGCCCTCGCCTTCCCATCCCGGATAATTGACCCTCACCCGCTCGCCGACGAGCGGCTGCCATGGTTCGATTTCATCGAGAGTGAGGTAGTCGCTCCAACCGCCAGTGCCGTCGGGCGTGAACCACGGCTCACCATCCCCATCGAGATGAGGTATTTGGTAGACCTTACCGACCTCGATATCGCCCCAGTTGACCAGCGAACGAACCCAGTCACCCACCTTGAATCTCTGATTCCCCATCACGCTCCTCCTTCCGTTGTTGTCTCAGCGGTCATCGCGCGCCGTTGTGTGAAGTCGACCTTGACGACGTTGGTGTCGTCATCCTCCTTTGCCGGCGGCTCGCCGTCAGGATCGTGTTCGATCTCGAAGCCGTGCCACCAGATCGTCGAGGCGCCGTCAGCAAGGCGCACCTGGTACTCGCTGCCCCAGTTGCGATCGCCGATGACGACGCCAGTGAGATGCGGGTTTTGCCGGTTGCGGACCGGATCGCCGAAATTGAAGAATTCGCAGTCGCAGGTCATTTGAGACCCTCCGGCTTGATCATCCGTGGGTATGCGAAAGGATGAGCGCAATTGTCGTCAGGTATGATGATTCCAAACATATCGTCGCCAAGAGTGCTGATACCTGGCATGCCGCTATTCTCAGCGACGATGTGCTCGCGCTGGATGGTGAAAACGTCAGCCGTCGGAAAGAACCCGCGGCCTTCGTATTTCCACTTCCCACTCTCCTTGAAATACAGGTACGTGCAGTCCTCTTGCCGGGTCATGCCGCCACCTGCTCTCTCGGCATTCCACGCAGCGCGTAGTCGTTGACCGCCTGCCCGGCCGCCAAGTCGTCTTCCGAAGCCCGCGCATTGTCGTTCGCCGCTGCAAGAACGCGCGGCAGCGAAACCGGCATAAGGCCGGAAAGCGTGGAGCAGCCGCCGTTGTGCGGCGCCAGGTGCGTCGCGCGCTCGGGATTGTTGTCATTGGCTGGAATGAAGGCGCGCTGCTTGTGCAGGCCATATGTGCGCCGCAGCCGCTGGTATGCGGCCATTGGCTTGACGTTGTATCTGGCGGCGATATCTGCGACGCTCTCACCGTTTTCACGGCGCGCGTGCATATCCGCCAGCAATGTGCTGGTGATAATCGTCATGTCGTCTCCTCTGAGTGGTGGCCGCCTTGTGGTTGACAAAGCAGCAGGGTTATGAAACTAAACTATTTTTACAAATTTGTCAAGATTTCACCAAGGTGGATGCATGCCTGAAGTTAAGTCGCGCCTCCTGCAATCGATACTGAAAGAACAGAAGCGGAGAGCCGTAAAGGATCGCGCTGTCTACGAAGAACTAGGCGTGCCGCAGCAGACCTTCAGCACCTGGAAGGCTGGGGTTATTCCCAGACCTAGACAGTATCCGGCGATTGCCGCGTTCCTTGGTATCTCCGAAGAAGATGTAGCAGAGATGGCTCGCGAGGCGGCCGAAAACTCCCCTTCCATCACGCCGATTACGGTTGCCCGCACCTACGGCAAGATATCCGACCGCAAGGCAGGAAAGTTCAAGTTTGACCCCATCAACGATGGCCGTAAGCGCATCCCCGAAGGTAGGTACGCGATCGTCATCGACACGAAAGTGATGGAGCCTGTCTTCCACGTTGGCGTGAAAGCTTGGCTTGACCCTTCCCGCTGGCCTGCGGTCGGCGACGACGTACTTGCGCACTCGGGCGGCTTCGCCTGGATCGGGCGATTCGAAGGAATGAGCAATGGCGCTGTTCAGCTTAGCCGCTACGACGGATCGCAGCTTGAGGTGAAAAACGTGGAAGCTGTTCATGTCATCGTCCTTTCGGAGCGGGTGGTTACGGCGTAGCAGGTTGGTGGCGTTATAAGGCCGTTGGTGAAACCTTATAGCGCTTGACAATTCCTACAAATTTGTGTAGGAGATTGGCTGTCCGCTGTGGTGGCGGATATGGAATACGCGCTTTGATCCCGCCTTACGGCGAAGGTCTCCTCGGCGTGTTAGTACGGAGAAGGGGCGGAGTTACGGGTGGTGCCGGCTCATTACGCCCCTTTTCGTTTTTTGCTGTATGCACGACAACGCCGGCAGAGCTTCATGCTCCACCGGCGCTAAGTTTTCGAAGTCATCGTTTGCGGTCTTTCTCATAGTCGTCTCCCCTTCTGGCATTATTGGTTTTGTTGTCGCCAGTTGGTTGCTGGCGTTTACGGCGGCCCGGTCACTGGCCGCCATCTTCTTCTGCGGTCGGGAGCTTCATACTCCCATCTTCTTCTCGCCGTCATGGCGCTCATGCCGATCAGCGCTTGGGTCGTCGATCGTCTTCTTTCGCAATCCTTAAACATGCGCATTCCCTTTCATGCTGCAGGTTCGTCTTGGGGTCTGTTGCCCTGTCGGCTTCTTGTTTGGCCGCTGTTGATCTTGGTTCTACCGTTTTACCGGTTTAGTGTCAACTCTAAACCGGTTTTATTTTTCGATATTTTTCCGTTATACCGGTGCGCATGGCAAAGTTGAGCGACATCATTAGGTCTAAGCGCAAGGAAATGGGCTTAACGCAGAAGGCGTTCGGCAACCTTTTTGGTGCGCAACAGACAACCGTCTCCGATTGGGAGAAGGGCAAGATATCTATGATGCGCAACTGGCAGAAGCTTGCCGGGTCTCTTGGTCTGCGCGAATCGGAGTTTCTCGACCTTATGGCTGAGGCAACGACCGAGTCGGAAAAGACAGAACGCATGATACCCGCGTTGCGTCAGGCAACAGCCCCTGTCATTAATACTGGTAGTATCATTGCCGCTCCTAAACCGCCGTCCGGGGAGCGTGACGTGCCTGTACTAGGCAGGTCGAAGGGAGGGTCGGACGGTGAGTTTGAGTTTAACGGGCAGATCATGGGCTGGGAATGGAGGCCGCCTCACCTGGCGGGCGTCGCCGAGGCATATGCATCTTATGTAGACGGCGAGAGCATGTATCCGCGTTACAAGCCGGGCGAGACGGTATGGACCAATCCGCCAAAGCCGATCGCGCGCGGCGATGACGTTATCGTGCAGCTGGCACCGAACGAAGAGGATGGCGTTCCTCGCGGCTTCATCAAAGAGTTTGTGCGGTGGGAGCCAAGCTTTCTGGTAGTGTGCCAGTTCAATCCACCGATGGAAATCAAATACCCGCGCGACGACGTCGTCTCGATCCACAAAATCGACTATGCACAGAAATAACGGTTTACCGTTTTAACGGTTGACGACGCGCCGGTATCGTTCTATATCTCCTCTTGTCACCAGCAAACCAAGCTGGCCACCACAAGAGGAGATACACCATGTACAGACCACGTCCCGAAGAGTTCGACGATATCCATGTAGCAGCGTCCAGCGATGAGCCCATGCTCCGCCCCGACCACAAGGCCAAGAAGCACGGCAAGCCCAAGACGAAATATGAGTACATGCGCCGCTTCCCCAAGAAGCCGCGCAACGGCGAGGAAGTCGGCGGTGGCCACTTCGTATTCCGCCGCGGCGACAGCACTGGACGCATTCGTCCCTGCATGTGGCCTTTCGAGCATCCCTCCTATGATTCAGCGCTGGTTGAAGCAGCGCGCCTGCAAAAAGAGCACGGCGGCACCTTCGAGGTGTTCGTTCGCGTCGGCCGCGTTGAGCCCCTTGAGGCCACGAACGCGGAGGCTGGCGAATGAGTGCGGTTACCATTGAGCAGCCAACAGTTCAGCAGATCATCACCGAAGAGCATGCCGACTTGTTGAAGGACATAGCCAGCTTTCTGGCTCTGTCGCTCTTCATCGCCGCGGTGCTAATCTGGGCGTACTGAAACACCACCGACCACCACCCGAGGAGACACAAATGTCGAGAAGACGCGACACCACCTACACCCCTGCCCCATACGCCGGCGACGGGCTTGAAGTCGTAGCCAACCTTTCATCCGGAACCGCACCGACGGCCGTTCTCGTCGCAGTCGCCAAATGGCACGAGCGCAGGAAGGATGGCCGCAATCGCGTCATCGCCTCCAAGCTGCGTGAACTAGTTTCGGCGAATGATAACGGGAGGAGAAGATGATGTTTTGGAAGAAGAGCAAAGAATCGCCATTCGTGTTCACCTCTGAATTCGACATTATGCGCGAGCAGCGCGAGGAAGATCGAAAGCGGAAGGCGAAAGAAGACGAGTATGCCGTCCAGCGGTCCTTGTCCTATGAACCGCCAGTGCGTGTGGTGAAGGGAAAGTACAACGACTTTTTGGAAGTCGGTTCTCTTTTCGGACCGAAGGCATGCGTCCCGCTGCATCTGATCGCCGCGACGTCGATTCGATACGACACTGCGTCGATACGCTATTACTCTCCTATGAATAGCCCGAGCGACATCGCGTTTCTCGTCATTGAGATGCTGTCTGGATCGAAGCATAGCGTTAAGGTCGAGGTTGCGTCTGCTGAACTTCTATTGGAGGCCGTCAATAAGGTCTGGAGGGCACCGGCATGACAACCGACACGATGCAGCCAGTGGCAGCCCGCCGGTGGGACGCGACGTATCCAGGCGGCCAGTGGCTGTACTTCACGGGGAATCAGGACGGAGAAAAACTGTGCCTGCATAAAGACCTCTTATCGTTGGCATCCACCCTCGAAAGCTTGCAGCGCGAGAACGAGGACCTGCGCGAGGACCGTGACCGCACGGCGCGAAACCGCGACATGTACAAAGGTCAAGTGGAGAGGCAGGCCGATAAACTATCATGGTATCGATCTGGATCGTTCGCTCACGCCGTCAACGAGCATCTTTCCAGCGCAGGCATCAGCGTCAACGGAGACATTCTCCATGACTGCATCAGACGCACAGCCCTCGCCAGCACAGGAGGCGAACACCATGCAGATAAGTGAGAAGCAACTACGCGCGGCCGTTCTAGCCTACCACGGCGATGACTTCTTTGATTGCTTCGAAGAAGGGAGCGAGTTCGCTAACGAAAAGGTCGAAGCAATCCGAGATGCCCTCGAAGCCGCCCTATCGACGGACGCGGAGCCGGTGGTGCATGAAGACTTTAAGGCTCTATTTGAAGAATGCCAACTTGCCCGCGACGAGATTGGTTTTTTAGGCTCGGTGCCCGATTGTATCCGGTATCTCGACGCCGAAGCGAAAGCCGCCCCCCCCGCGCCATCCGTGGCCGTGAAGGTTTTGGAGTGGCATGAGATTAACACGCACGGCGGGCGTAAAATAAGCGCCCGGTCGCACGGGCTTGAATGGCGACTTGATCCTCTTTCGCGTGATCTGAAATCGCAGAAAGAAAAAGCGCAAAGGGAGTTTGACGCACACATTCGCTCCGCCCTCTCCGCACAGGTGCAGGACGTGGCGGGGTGGCAGACGACCCTACCGACATATCATCAGTATCCGTATGTCGTTGAAAACATATCGGGTAAATGGCACCTGCGTATCCATCACGGCAATGGCTCTTCGCATTCAATTAGCACGCACGACAGCGCCGCAGAAGCCATCGCCGCAGCACCCGCAAAGCAGGAGGGCAAGCCGTGACTGTTGCCGAACTCATCGAACATCTGCGGACGTTCCCGCAGGATTTGCCCGTCGCCTATCGCCTGCACAGTGAGCAGGTCATGCTAGATCCTGACGATATCGAAGTGAAGGAACTTTGCTTTCCGCGTCCAGACGGATGGGTTCAGAACAAGCGTCCAGACATGCCGTCTCAACCTTATCTCTTGCTTCCTGGAAATTGAAGCCATGGCTAAAGCGACAGAATATCTGGCCTATCTTGGCTGCATCGGAATGGCGCTCACTGGATGGTGGGCACTCGACCACAAAGAGATATGGGGCGCATCGGCCATCATCACCGTGCCGTATATGTTCCTGATTCTACGGAAAGCATTGGAGGGCGGTGATGACTAAACGAGCCGACAACGACAATGAGCCGCTTGGCAAAGTTTACACTCTCTCTGAGGCGGCAGATCATCTGCGGCTAACAAACAGGGGGGTGGCAAAGATAGCCAAGCAGCACGGCCTTTGCATGGTGCGAGGCCGTGATATCCTTTTCACCGATTCCGACATCGAGGCAATCAAGGACGTATTGCGATGCCCCTCAAACTCGTCAAACGGAAAGACAGCCCGTCATGGTGGATCCGTGGCACCGTCCATGGACAAGCTGTCTATGAGTCTTCAGGCACTCACGACAAAGAAGTCGCGGAAGCGATCCGCGTCAAACGCGAAGCGGGCCTAGTTAGCGATCACGTCTTCGGCCCAAAAGCGACACGCACCTTCGCGCAGGCCGTTGAATCGTATCTAAAGGCCGGTGGCGACGCTCGGTTCATCGGCACGATAGACAACGGCCTGCTCAACCATTTCTACAGCAAGCCGCTCAAAGATATCAAACAGAACGACTTGGACGACGCTGGTCGAACGCTTTACCCGACCGCCCAGCCTGAGACGCGCAATCGCCAGTGCTACACGCCTTTCATTGCGGTTTGGAACCACGCCGTCAAAAACGGATGGGCCGAGGTGCGCCAGTGGTCGCGGCCCAAGAAGCCAAAGGGCACTAATGTTGTCCGACTTTCAAAGCGTCGTGCTGGCACATTCCCGGTAGCGTATGACCATGCTGCTCGTTTCGTGGCCGCGATGTCCCCTGGTCCGGCAATGCTGATGACGACGCTTTTCTACACAGGCATGCGACCAATCGAGTTGTTTGCGCTTGAGGCCAGCGAAGTCAACGTTGACGGTCGCTGGATTACCCTGACAAAAACCAAGACAGGTGAACCGCGCGGCGTTCCGATGCATGAGTTCATTGCGCCCATTTTCAAATCCCTGCTGCTACGCTCCGGACTGGATAAAGAACCACGATTGTTTCGGACGCCTCGCGGCGAGCCTTACGAGGTAATAGCTTCAGATGAGGAAGGAAAAGGCGGCGGCGGACTAAAGTCGGCCATCAATGGCGCTCGCCGCAGGTCCGGCATAAAGGACATCGCGCCCTACACCGGCCGCCACTCCTGCTCGACTGGGCTTGTCGTTGCCGGGGTGCATCCGCATATCAAAGACCAAATCCTTGGTCACGCCGCTGACAGCATGTCTCGCCACTACACCAACGTTCCGCAGGCTCCACTTATTGAGGCGATCAACAAGCTGCCAGTTCCAGATGTGTGGCGTTCCCTTCCATGGCTTGAAGACCCTCTTGGGTGGTCTGGCAAACTCGCCGAAGGGACCGGCAAGAGGAGTGACCTCAATAAAGATACCGCATAA